AAATAACTAGTGGTTTATTTGTCTTTTTATTAATTATCTTGATACTAACTGTGCCTGGCTCATGTATAATATCAATGTCAGAGAAATCTAACGCAGGATGTTTGTCAATTATTTGTGATTTGCCTGCTTTGACCTGTTTTGGTCCAACTAGTGCCATTAAGAACTTTGTTTCTTTATCCTCATAACCCATGATCTTTAATAGATTTTTAAGGAATAATTCTTTATTTTCTGGAGATGATTTATAAAAAGAATTGAGTTTATTAGCTACCCTATCTGCTAGATATTGATTTAGTGGATATCTTGCGGCAGTTCTTTCTTTTCTCAATTGATTTATAAATTCTTCATCTTCGTCATTATCTTTTGCATATTTGACTCCCTGTTCTGCTTCTTTTGCAGCTGCATCAAGATCTTTAAATTTTTTATCCGATTTTAATTCACTGGTAAACTTGACAGATTCTTCTTCGCCGCATAAATTTCTTATTAAACTAGCCTTTGTGCTATTTGACAAATTAACATTTTTTGTCTGATACATCTTAAGACTATATGCATCTAGAACTTCTTCACCCGACGACTTTTTTACTTTTAATCTAATATCTGCCTTGAATTCAGCGCCTTGTAAAAACGATTTATTATCGAGAAATATTTGTAATATATTACCTCTGTTTTTGCCGACCGAGTTAATTATGTATGACGACATGTCATTACTTGCTAATGATATCACCGATCTGATTTCTTCATATTTAGTGCCGGCGACGTCTCTTAATTTTTTATCCCAAATATTCACTACACTTTCCACTTCTGGTATATATCGTTTACCCTCATCATTCAATTGTACAACTTTGGTTACATAGTTTTCATTGATATCTTCGGTCAGAACAATATCAATTGGAGTTTCGTTTTTCTGAATTACATATTTTACAGTCAGAGCTTCATTATAATTACCACGTATAGCTTCTAAAGCACCCTCACTAACTGGATTTGGTGATTCTATACCACTCTTGTCTTTATTAATAGAAGAAGGAATGGTAATTTCAGTTTCTTCTCCAGGCTCCAAATCACTCATACTATTTGTGATTAGTATATTTATAACTGACCTAAAATAGGACTTAACTTTTTCCCATGTTTTTTTAAAAAATCCTGTAATTTTGCTTAGTAATGATTCATTGATTGAAATAATTACACCTATTTTTTCATCATATACTTGTTCGCCAATTAAATCACCCTCTGAATTATACCAACTCATTCCTTTTCTGTAGAAACCATACTTAACAGCTTCATCTACACTATAATTTATCAATGGTGTTTCGCCAGTCAATATGGCAACATTCGCAACAGCGTCTTGTTTTATAGCTCCAGTAGATCTTTCGTCTTTATCATCCGCTTCTATGTCTGTTTGAACTTCTTTATCTATCGATACAATATCCTTCTTTTCTTCATCTGACTTTTCTTCATCTGGTTGTTTTTCAGTAGCTCTTACAGCCGATAAATCTCCAGGTACATTAAATATATTAGCTTGTACTTTTTTTGGATTTTCGACAAAATGCGTTCCTTTATTTACAGCTCGATTACGATATTCTTTGCTTGGAAAGGTTACAAGTATACCATCTTTATTATAAGCCTGTCGTTCTGGGAATCGACCCGCTTCAAAAAGTGTAGCGGTTCTGTCTACAATCTCATCAATACCATAACCATTTTTTTCTAGGTACTCTTGTAATATTAACACATGTTCCGGATTATTAATATCAAGAACACCATTCTTTATACGAGAATCGCAACAAACATCATTTATAATTGACTTAAAATTCATCAATTATAAATATAATTAAGTTTGTTGTAATTTCAAATCATGGTAATTATTTCCAGTATAAACTTTAACTTTGAACTTTTTGTTCTTAACTATGTCAATAACATCGTTTAAAGTCTGTTGTGTTACATCCTTACTGACATCAAACAATATACTATCATAGACATAAAGTATGGGTAACATGGGTTTATCACTCAAATACTTGATAACATTACCCAAACTATTCAAACCATACTCAGTTTCAGCCGCCTGAATAATATAAGCAAATAGTTTGTTTTTATTAGGATCCTTAATGTGATTACTGGTTATTTTCCTCTTATAGATTGGCGTTGTGACATAACCCTTCTTTTCAAACATTTCCCAATATTTGTTCTTTAACTGGTCTGTTTTAGCAAAATATGGTATGGATAGATATTGATCTTTAATATGTCCATATAGATTTACCATAGTCAATTTCTTGGATTTACTCATGGTTTCTGCATCAACAATGTCTACATTATAGTATTGTTTAGCCAAATGTTCATATATAGTTTCATTATCAGGCACTTTATAATCAATTAAATTGCTTACAATATATGGATGAAAACCTGTAAAGTCTATCATCATCAAATGACCACCATCGTATCTGGATACAAAACTTTTTCTACAACCATCCTCTTTGTTTAGAGCTACGTAGTTTACACTATCAAACTTATTGCTGGGTCTACCAGTTGGATTATAAATGTTATACTGAGTATACACATAACCATCATTTGTTTTAGCCTTAAAATGTTCTTTGAATATAGATTCGTCAATCTTTATACCATTCTTCTCAACCTCATACAGAGTATCTGATATAACGTTGTTGAAAAACTTGAAACAATATGAATCCTTCTTTTCTTCGTTTAGTGTTTCAATTTGAAGTACCTCTTGGTCAAAGTCTTTTTGATGATTAACGTATGGATATATCATATTCATATCATTAATATCACCAACACGAATTTTTATACTCAGATATGTTTCTGAGTCTTGTTCTTCAATAATTTTGTTATCTTTGAGAAAACCAAATAAATTTACATCAATTAGGTTACAATTCTTTAAGATATACTTATATCGTTTTTTGTTGTTTACATAAATATCTCGGTCTTCTGACTTGATGTATTTTATGAAACTCTTGAGAGTATCGTTAACGTCTACATCTGGATGACAAAAGTTAAAATAGTGTTTATCCTTAGTAAAATAATCATACACAAACGCAACAATAACTTTGTCATACGATATGTGTTTATTTACATTTCGAGTGATAAACTTTAGATATATTTGATTTGAGAGATGCACACTATAACATATACACCAATTGGCGCCTATGTCAACTCAAAACCCTCTCCAGAATTGTCTTGGGTTATTCAAAACATTTTGTATCTGTGGAAATACTAGATACGATTGTTGTATTCTCAATATATTATAATCTACCACACCAGTTGTAAGTAGCATCTTACCCTTGTATTGATTGAATTCTGGTCCAGATACTTTCCATGTTATTTTAATATTTTTGTAATAAGCATTATTTACAATGTTATAATCTTTTGCATTCGTCTCGTATACGTTTGGATAGTTGATTTTACCCACAAAATATCTGGTTATATAACCATATTCATAATCGGATGGTTTAACTATAGGTATATAATTGGATGGTTCAAAATAGTTGTAGATATCCAACCCAAGCTTATTTTTTGTAGAATCTGGTGTATCTGTTATCATATATTTATATACTCCAATTCACTACCAGCAATACATCTCAATAATGCGGTAATGGTTGTTTCCCACTTACCAGCTGATATATTGTGTTCCACTTCAAGTATTTGAAATATCACGTTACCAGGTACATATGGTTTTGGTAGATTACTTATAGCGAACACTTGGAGATTTCTGAATCCATAAATACCATCCAAGGTTAAAGTAATTTGAAAGTTATCAGCTACACCTGTGTATTTTGCTATATTGCCTGATATATCATTATCGTCCAACATTCTTCTCAATTTGGCCTTCATGTTTGGTGGCAAACACAAATACTTCCAGTTGTATTTTGGATCTTCTAACTCAGCGCCCGTTTTTAATATAGCTTTATCTTGTTCTGTAACGTTGTAAACTCTCATACAAAGGATGTCATTACGAGCAACATTACCATACACTTGTATGTTTGCTATATCTCTGTTTTCATTTTTAAAATCTTCGTTTGTACCAGGAATATTACCAGCTTGTTGAGCCTTAGCTAACTCTTGACCCTTTAGTTCAGAAATTTGTTTTAATTGATAAATATCCAATCTGTCTCTAAATTTGATTGATGGTATCCTTACTGTCTCCGTCATCAAAATATCCAACTCTTGTTGTGAATTAGCCTTTGCAATTTTATCTTCTATAACCTCAGTCAGGCTTGGTGAATTGGATCCACCAAACAAAACGTTGTTTGCTTGTTCATTGGTTAAGCTAACATCAAAGTTTATACTCTTTACAACATTGTTTGTTTTTGCTAAATCAAACATGTATATCTTCTTCAAGATATCAGTGTTGATGGTGTTTTTATCAATAATTGAAAGTTTACCATTTAAACCATCTACGATATCAAACTCCCAAAAATTATCGACTGAATTGTTTATTGTGCTCAATATCGCTAACAAAAACTCCTTGAGTGTTTTTACCTTTTCATCATTTGCAATTTCTATCAATCTAAACTTTGATATATAAAGATTCTTTAAATAGCCATAATAGTATTTCTTGTATCTTTTAACCACACTTACACCCTTGTTATCTAAGAACTCCTTATCTTGATCAAATGGAAATGCTGCAGATTTTCCAGGCTGCTTGACGGGGTTGTTTAAATAATAATAAAACCAATTTATTACTCTATCCAAATCATCACGAAGTAATCCTGATGTACCAAATGTTTTTGCTGTAGCTATAGCTGCTAGAACAAGTGATTTATCCGCGCTGATATTCTTGTCTTTTCTATCAGCCGCTGTAATTTTTGATTGAGGTAATTCTAAATCCGCTACATTTTTGTTAATATCACAGAACGGATTCTTGACGGGATTTTTTTGATCAGCTGTTAGAAATCGACCGCCTCTATTAACTTTTGGCGCAACTGGGTTTGGTATCAAAACATTTTTGTCACATGATATTAAGTTTGGGTGTGCATTAACAATAACATCAGCGTTATCAATAACGTACAAGTTGTTTATTGGATTTGAGCAAAATAAATTTATTAATTCAAACACAAAATCCAGCTGCATCCATACTTCATCATTAGTATCCTTAGCATCAAAATCAGTATTTTTATCAGCAAAAGACATTTGTTGGGCGTTTACTCCATTTGTAAATGTAATAGATCCATACTGAATTGGTAGTGGTGATGATGGATATTTTGGGTTTCCTTGTAAACCAGCAGCTGCGGCCGCAGCTGCTCTTGATGGAGGTGTTGGATTGTTTGAGTCTAATGGCGTTGTAACTCTAGGTCCAGCCTGAAGAGCAGCTGCTGCTCTTGTACCTGGTCTTGTAGGGTTTGCTGGAATATTTGGAGTACCTCTTCCTCTAGAAGCTGCGTCGGCTCTAGACATGACAAACGTATTTTTACTAGGTTCTTTTTTAGCTCTATACAAGTCTTCTCTTCTTCCCATGAAAACTCTATCTTCAGCTTTACCACCATAAAAAGATGATTTTCCAACCGATTGAGGTTTAGCAGCAACACTTATTGCAAGTCGTATAGCATCCTCTTTCTTCTTTCGGGTTTGTTGGTCATTTGCATCAGCATCCGCATCTTCTTTACTTTTCTCTGCATATTTGTTCGCAATCTCTGTTTTATTGGCAACCACATAATCAACAAAGTTACTTCTGGATTTAACCACATCAGTTATAGATGGTAAATAAATTTTGATAAAATCTTTGAGGTTGATATATTCTGTACTATTAATACCACCTTGATTTTTAGTAGCATTATTATCGGTTCTAAACCCAGCAAACAGTCCTTGTCTTGATGTACATTCCACATTACATTCGTAAACAAATCCGTTTTGTGTGGTAAAATTGTATTTGGTTATGATACCCGTCACACATCCATAATTTCCATATGACAAGTTGGCTCTATCCAGTGCCGTTTGAGGATTGGACACAATGTCCCAACACTCATCTTTTTCTTTCAAATTAAGAATTGATTTTTGATTAAATAAATTCCAACCAAATTCTATAAATATATTTATACCAGGAGTCAAAAAGAATGGCATCATATATTCAAGTTGAGCTAAGGTATAGCAATTAAACTTAAATGATGCAAACGTCAAAAATTCCTTACTTTGTTTAAGTTGTGCAGATATTATGCCAGGAGGTGGTAATATTGATGATACAACGTTATCCTGTGGAAATCCTTTTTCTAATTTAGATTGATAGTTTGTTAACGATCTAAGTGATGGATCAATAAAGTGTGGTTCACCATTTGCTTCATAACCAATGATGGCTCCTTTTTGAGTTAATGGAGTTGTATTATTATAACCAAATGCGTCATAAAAACCATCACCGCCTTTTAATATATAACCATCATATGGTTTGGTATTGTTTGGATCACTATATCCAGATTTATTCAAATATCCACTTCTTGGAATATATCCGTTTGCAATTTGACCCGTACCATTTGAAAATATACGTATCCAAGGTGTGACAGGGCCTTTATATTTGCTATGATTATTTTGAAAATCAAATGTAGCATTTACAAATGGATTTGGGATGTTCATTCCAATGTTATTTGAATTGCTACGGCGACGTAATTCTCTAACCATTTCCGTTGGAATGTTTTGTATTTCCCACCATGTTGGCGCTGTATCTATAATCTCCGTCTGCATAACTTAATTTACGTTTTTTAAATTGTTCAGTATTTGAGATACATTATCAGGTATTCTTAGTTGTTTTCCTTGAGGTATAGATAATTTACCTTTACCCAAGTTATTTGCTTGTGCTATGACCCACCAGTAACTTTCGTCTCCATAATACTTCTTAGCCAAACTATCCAAATAATCAGCCTCGCTGGCTATAATATAGGTATCATTTATTGATTCTGGAATAATAGGATAATAAGTTGTTCTGTATACATTCTTACCATCATATCTTTTATAAACTGGTGTAAATTGATATCTCATATTAGTATATAATTATAATGCGTCAAATGCATTACGTTGATTAATCCAGTTGTTATCGTATCTAATATTCTTTGAAAAATTATTTTTAGCAACATCTGGGTCTCTGTTATAGTACTCTACAAGTGGAGACTTTTTATCAGGTTGAAGTTCTGTGTTAATAGGCCCTATAAAATTTGAATCGGTGTTCTGAACTCTAGCATTAGCAGCATCAAAGCTTTCCAAATAATTAATAATTGATACTGGAGCGTCTCCCCAAATAGCTTTACCTGTGTATGGACGATCTTTTTCAAGAACATTCATTTGAATATTTATATCCGCTGTTCTTGGAAATTGCGCAAATCTTCCTCGTGATCTAGCCTTGTCCCCTCTAGGATTGATGATTGTGGATGAGTCCATCCATTCAATTGCTTTATTTGATCCATAATACCAACTTCGTCCATTTTCTTGACCTTCTTCTGGTATTGTTTCCCAACTAGCATCATCTGGTATTACAACATTACAGCTGGTCAATAAAACAAAATGATTCTTATAAAAATCACCAAGTGTCAATTGAACCATAGGTGGTATCATGTATCCACCTTCTTGTTGTAATGTATAATTTGCTGGTCTTGTTAATCCGACAAGATAATTGATACGTTGCCACATAGGCATCAATTCTTTCACACTATGTGCATTGACAGTAAAGTTAAAACTTAATTGTCTTTCAAATCCTTTGTAATAATAGAGTTTGTCGGGACGACCTAAATATTCTACCGGTTCCCAAGAACAATTGTTGTTGTCCGTGATTCCTTTGACGGTAGCGTTAAATGGAATATACTTTTGGTTAACAATATCATAGAAATAAAACTTTATGATATCAGGCCCATACACTCCATATTTATCGGTTTTGATATATTGTTTGTCAAATTCTTCTTGACTCAACACTTGTAGAGAGTTTACATAATCAACATTGTTGGTCGGATAGATATATCGATCATTTGGCCCTTCACCCAAACGTGTTGGTACCTTATTGCCTGTTGTTCGATCAGTACGAACACGTCCTTGATATGTATCATTTTTAACGGATGGACTGTTAAGATTTCTGGCATCCAATTCATTTAGATAGTTTGTTCCGATACGTTTAGCCTCGCCACTCCATTTAGCAAATTGAAGTGGTTTTAGACTCTTTCGGTTAACGGTATATTTGCTTTCGTTTCCACTAATATCATTTACAGCACGATCAAAATTTTCAATTATATCCTTAACCTTATTGTTTGTTTCATCACTAAATGTAGTTTTGAATCCACGTTGATCATCAAGATATGTCTTGTAATTTAAGATTTGATCCGAATATTCATTGTTATCATCAACCTTAATTACATCTGTGTATTTGTTGCTATCTCCAGTTGGTGATATAGCCTTTTTTGTTAGTTTAGTACTTAACAAATTATTCTTATCTTTGGATAGTATACCAACCTCTTTGGTGTAATCAACGTATTGTTGTGTAATGTTTCTAACAATAATTAATCTGCTTAAATTAGTCTTGTTCTTTGACACGTTATAAAAACGTTGACCAACAGCTTGTGAATAATTAGCTTTTTTGCCAAATCCTATTGAGTTTAATAATCCACTCAATATACCGCCACCAGCAATACCGGTTTGTTCTGGATTGAACAACTTGCCAGCATTCAACATATAATCATATGTTTGTTCATCCGCACGATATCTTGCTGGCCATGGTTGTTTTGGTGGCAATATACCACCAATTAAAGTGTTGTTTTGAAAAAATCTACCTACTCCAGACAATAATCTGCTGAAAAAACCACCTCCCGCATTTGATACCAATCGTTGATATCTAGCCGTATTATAAGCATTTGTTGCGGTATTACCTCTCAATAAGTCTTTTACACCATCTCTAGCAATCGAAGTAACTACTTTATTTGAATTATCTCCACCACCTACCAACGATGTCAATGTGGATAGTCCTAAACCACCACTAGCCGCACTTGCAACACTACTGCGTGGTGGCGATGGTTGTGGAGGTGCACTACCCAATAATTGTCCGACAGCACTTACGGCATTGCTAAGACCTGTACCACCTAATAATCCTGTTAATATATTGCTTGTATCAATGTGTCTGGTTGGACGCTCTAATAATCCGAAAGAAGCGGAACGTATAGCGGCAATCAACGGCGAAGCTGGGTTATAGACCTTAGTTTCGTCAAATGGTTGAAATCCTTGTAAAATTAGTTGTTTACCTATAAACTTTACACCCGCATTCGATCCTAAAAATCTTCTAATACGAGTTGTGTCTTGTACTGCAGCACTTACAGGTAATGACCTATTACCACCAATTTTAGTGCGTTGACCTTCATTTGGGTTCTTATAGATGTATTGTTGAGAACGAACCAAACCTTTTAGATATAGATCTTGAGGTTTGTTTTTAGTATATAATACACTATCATTACCATTTGTTGTAAACAATGTTTCTAACTTACCACCACGTCTTATATTGATAAATGACTCAGCGTTTGGTGGTAATCTGAGTCCAGTGGCTTGTATTTGAGACAAAGTTGTTACTTGACCAGTACTTCCGCCAAATCCCTCTACGAATGTTTGACTATTTGCCATTAATTATAAATATTAGACTAAGTTAGTTGCTTGACCAGAAACTCCAAATTTAAGTGTGCCTTCGGCCAATTCTTTACTTACCTTGACTCTGTCCATATAAACAGCAATCTTTCCAGCAGCCATCATGCCAGTCAATACATCTAGTTTTTGAGCAACAGCTTGCAGTCCTTGTTTGATTTCTTCATTTTTTGAATTACCTGCTACATTTACAGCAGCTAATCCACCAATGTCAACTTTAGGAAGTTCTATACCATCCAGTTCTTTTAACGCAGCAACCGCCAATGCAACACCGGCGGCAGCACCACCCATTGCAACTAATTGTGTAGTTATCTTTGTAAGTTCACTTGTTGGAAATAATATTAATGTTGCTGTTAAGAGAGCTAGAGATGTACTTAATGATGCTAATGATGGAGTTTCTATACCACCCAGTTTATTTAACGCATTAACCGCCAATTCAATATCCGTGGCTGACCTACCCATTGCAACTAATTGTGTAGTTATCTCTGTAAGGTAACTTGTTGGAAAAATTACCAATGTTGGTATTAACATGGCTAGAGATGCACCTAATGATGCCACCCCAATACCAGCAACTATCAACAAAGGCCCTGCTACTGATAATTTAACTATATTTGCAGTAACACTATCTAGTAGGGTTGGTACTTTATCTAAAGTTTTTAAGAATACATCTGCTAATATTGTTGCTAATCCTAAAAATGTGTCGCCTATTACTTTTAGACCAGGAGCCGCAGCGCCTAATCCTTGTCCCATCAATTTAAATGCGTATCCCAATCCTATTACAGCGGCTGTAACCACAAGTATAGCAACTATAGCTTGTCCTGGTATTTTTAAAAAACGTACAGATCTACCAAAATTTCGAAATCCTTTGCCTACAGCATTGAGACTTTTAGCTACACCCTCGCCTGCTTTTTCTGCTATTTTTGCAAATCCAGCGCCAATTTTTTCTGCTCCTTTTTCTACACCCAATAAAAATAATTTCCAAACTCCATAAGCGGCAACAAGTGCTGCAACTATTCCTACACCTGCTATCACCCACCCATTAGTAAATGATGCTAATTTTGTAACTACCTGCAATATTCCAATTTGAATGTCTCTCAAGAAACTTACAACTGGATATAAAGCCTTGCCGAGTGCTAAAGCAGCTTGTTCTTTAGCTGCATCTAGTACCTTGGTTCTCTCCTTTGCAACATTTTCTAATGCTGCTATTTCATTTGCACGTTTTTCTTGTTCAAGTTTTGATCCTGAAATTTTCGATAGTTCTTTTTCAAATTTTAATCGTTCCGCAGCTAATTCTGGATTGTCTTGGTCGATTTTTTGTTGAGTCTTTTTCAATGAAGCAATTCTTTGTAGTTCATTGATATCTTTGCCGGTTAGATCAGATAAAGCCTTACGTTGGAAATAATTTAATTTATCAATGTCTCCAACGCGTTCCAATTCTGCTTGTAAAGCCTTTTCAGCATCAGCGATTTTTCCTTCAAAAAATAATCTGCGAGATTGATTAAAATTAATATTTTTACCAAGCAATGCACTAGCTTTTAATTCATTACCAATTGATGTTTCAAAGTTTAATAGTGAATCAGCAGACTTTGCCGCTTGTTCAAGACTACTACCTATCTTTCTCAATTCAGCGGCTTGTTTAATCAATTCGATTGTGTTGCCTCTAAATACAGTACGTACATTTGCACTTGCACCACTTACATCTTTAATGACTTTACCAAGTGGAACACCAGCAGCTTTTGCAGCAGCATCTGCAACCCCAGCCATATTTTCTTGTGTTTGAAAACTAGTGTTTCCAATTTCACCCAATGTTGTAAAAAATTTACTACTTTCAACCGCTGATAATCCAGTTGATGCGGCTAATTCTGATGAACGAATTGCGAGCTGTGGCATATATTCACCCGCCATCACCCCCAAATCTTCATTAATTGCCTGTACCGACTCTACAGCCTCTTTTAGTGTAACCGCATATTTAGAAAATGCTTTTCCGACTTCGTTATTTAATGCAACCGATTTTTGTATTAATGCAACTTGAGCTTCGGATTGTTTCTTACCTATACCTTGTTTTTGAGCATTTGAAGCTAATAAAGCATCATAATTATCTCCCAACTCAACTAACATTTTAAATGTTTCATAAGCTAATGTTATATAACCTAAATACTTCGACATTAATTGTTGTAGTATATTTAGAGATTTTTGCAATTCTGCTTGTTGAGCTATTTGTTGATTGAGATAGTCTATTATCGCTTGATTTACGACTCCGGTTTGTTTTTGTCGTTGTATTTCTTCGGCTTTTTGTGTTTGAAGTTCAGCCATTTTATTAATGGAAGTTTGAATTTGATCATTAATACCTTTTAATGGATTCAATGAATCTTTTATTTTTCGACTTACATCATTCCACGACTCAACAAACTCCTTGTTTTGTTCTCTAGCTTTTTCAAGTTGAGACAAAAGTGCTTGAAGTGATTTTTCTGCTTCGGTTGTGGTTGCCATATATTATATATAATAAATATATGATTATCTAAAAGTTGGACGGTCTATTTTACCTTTAGGTTGAGGTTTTGACTCGCTTTGTTTATTTTCACGTTCTTTTGATTCCACCAATTTTTTGTAATAAAAATTGCGCAAATGTATAGGTAATAAATAAACTTCGGATGGTGTAAATCCGTTTCCGTAATAACACAAATCAAATATTACGTTTTGAAGATATACTTTATACTCAGGTGTTAGGCCAAAAAAAGCTAACCGTCATAGGTACGGCTACCCTTTCTTGGTGAGAACATTCTGTACAACTATATTCAAATCTACTATCCACATCTGGTGAAAAAGCCTTTGCATATTGTCGAAATGCACTGCTATCCATTGCTAATAGTTGGTTGTCAATAAATGATTTGATCTTTGCCTTATCGGTTTCTCCATTAATAGAAATTATCATGTACTTTAATCGTGTGGTAATTTCGCTAGAAGAGTCTTTCTTTAATTTAGCAAATCCTTCAATATCACGTTCAATTTGTTTTTCATCTCCGGCGGTCAATAATTTAAATTTGACGGTAATCTTCGACTTGGGCAACACATATTCAAATTCGTTTAAACCCCGTGGATATTTATCAAATTCAATCTCTTTATACTTGATTTCTGATAAATCTATATTTTGTTTTGATGAATTACTGCACTTTGGACATGTAATTTCGAGTGGTCCATAACTATCACCATATGCCAATCGTCTGACGGAATAAATCAACGCATTTTTATCGCCAATCAATAATTCATCCAAATTAATATCTCTATCTACAACAAGACTTTCTAACAACTTTTCAATAGCCAATCCCTTTTTAAGTAAATTTGGACTAGATAGAATATCTTCTTCTCTAGCAGTCATCAACTTCACTTCGATTTGCCCAGAGGATAATTTGCTCTTTGGGTCATAAAAATGACCTTGACTTGGCAAATCAATTATTTCTGTTGGAAATGTTGGAGCAGCTGGTTTTTGACTAACAACGTTTTGTCTAGTAATAGAAATTTCTTCACTCATAACTTATAACAATATATAGAACTTTATATAACTTTTTGTGTTATTTTATTTATTTTTTCAAAGCCTTTTGAGCATCTTGTGCAGTTTGTGCAAGTACACGCGCACGTTTGTTAACATCAGCTACAGCTTTCTGGAAATCTGATTCTGATCCAACCAAAGCATCCATAAAACCCTCTTCTTTAATCAGTTTCTTGATAAGTTCTTTCAATCTTTGTTTTTTTGCTTTATTCATAGGTTTTAAAATGTTATAAATACTCTTTACTATGTCTGGTTTTATACCAGGATAGTTTGTCTTGAAATTTTTAAAATCGTTATTTGACAAATCTAGTCTTAGTGTACTAGCACTGATACTCTTTCCGTTTTTATCATCTGTTCTACCGAAATAATTTGTAGGTGCATCATCTGTCATATTAATACTAGTTACACCCTTTGGTGCAGCCAAACCATCTTTTGTGGGTTTGACTTTATATCTTTCTATAGCTGACGAAAAGATTCCGCTACGTTTTGCGTCTTCTGGACTTTTTGCACTAGCTCCCAACGCAATTGTATCAGTACTATCCTTTGGTAAACTGAATACATAACCAAAAGCTGCATTCATAGGATTATCATCTTGTACCGCAACAATTTCTATTTTTGGGTTATTTGATAACAAATTCCAAATAGCTAAACTTTGTTGTCTATTGATACCATCACGTTCGGTTGGTCCAACCATAACAATAACTTTACCAACATTTGGTCTGCTAGCAAACTTGTTAGCTAGTCCTAAATGACCAACATGTGGTGGTTTAAATCCGCCTGGTAATAATACCGTCACCTTATCCATATATATAAATATTGGTAAAATAAAAAACCCCACAAATAAATGTAGGGTTTAAATATATGATTTTAATGAAATCAATATTGAAGAATACAATAGTCCGGTTGGATAGTCAAGTTAATTAACATAGCTTCACCATCATTTGACCAATCCATTTCATTAAAAGTTGCTTCGGTGATGAACGCGCCCTTTAGAGTCCATTCCTCTACCTTATCACCAACTGGACCTAGTACATTGATTGTTAGATCTTTTTTATAGAAATCTTGATAACCATCACGCCCAGTTACAGATTCATGGTGCAAACGCACCCATTCCATTACTGCTTGAGCGCCACTTGGTACGATTGGATCATACAATTCTAGAGTCATTGTACCCCATGTGGTTTTACCCTTATAATAAGTCTTGATATTGATGTGATCTAGTTCTTTTGATGCTTGTGTAATTTTTGGACGATCACATTTCTTGATTACAAAAGATGGAATACCATCAACGTACAAAATAAAGCGGTTTTTTACCTTTGGTTCAAAGGCTGTATAAAAAATTTCAGATGGATTAAGTAGTTCGGCCATAGGTTTTAAAATTGTTGTTAATTATAAATATAGTTGACTTTTATTATTTAATTATTTTTTTATATTTTGTTGAGATTTGCATCATAAACAACTTTAACGTTTTTTCTCAATTTTGATATATAACCTGTAGATCTCAATAGTTTGAAAACAAGGTTTTCTGTACTATACTCGCCTCCGCTGCTCAGCCCAACTTCTCTCATATCATATAACTTCTTGATAATATTTTTCATTATATCAAGATCCGCGTTCTGAATTGATGCATCTATCATTTTTACATACTGATTATACTTCTTCTTGATAGAATCTTTGTCAATCTGTACATTTCCGTAAATTGGCTTCTTTATCCATTTATTATTAAGAATACTATATATCGCTTGACTTCTATTGACATCATTAATATCTTGTAAATAGACCTCTACAGAATGGTTACCAATATTGATATCATGATCTTGATTCCACTTATTTTTAAGTGAATCTACATATTTCTTAACAAGTTCTTTGTTTGAATCGATCTTGCTAAAATCAATCAATAAGTGTAAGTCTATGTCGCTAGATGGAGTCCAATTATATCCTGCGGTGCTACCAATAAAATATATGTCTTCTATAGGTGCATTTAATTCGGTATCTTTATAGAAAGCATTTGCTATCTTAAGTAACTTTTCCAATACCTCTTGTTTTAATACATCATTATCCCATAATTCAGGATCCAATCTGCTGTTATATATTCTATAACTTTGTTTAACACCAAGTAAATATTTGAGTTTGTTTATTGTATCTATTGCATTTGTGTGTAATAAACCGATACCACCGGCTTTATTAAACTCTTCAATCGTTTCTGGTCTATCGTCTATCAATATAGCAGTTGGCGATGCAAATTTAGCCTTATCCTCTCTATGTTTTACAAGATTTGTCTTAGCTTTAATATCATGGTTTTTAAGCCACATTATTTTACCATCAGCTGCCTTTTCATCAGTTGCATGACTTAATATTTCTATTGGTAAATCTTTCAAAAAATCATATAACAACTTGCCATCATCCATCCAATCCATGTTTGCATAAAAACCAGGACTATTCTTTTTTACAAATTGATATTGATTTTGTTTACCATGAGATGCAATATAGGTATCAACTGGTAACCCGCTATAAGTTTTAAATTGCTTTTCCCAGTCGGCAATCACACCGTCCATGTCAATATATATCTTATATTTACTATTAATCATTCTTAATAATAAATATTAGCAATCATTGCGCTTTTATGGTTATTGTGATTATTAATTTATAGATACTTAAAAAGATAGTTAACAAAGTGCTTGCATTTGCTTATACTTTATATAAACAGGATGTCAAGTATTTTTATTTGGCTTAAATGTACCATCCTTTAAATTTAAACTTCCATCCCCATATTTTTCAGCTAATGCATTAATAATCGCCTGCTCTTCTGCTTGTAGAGCTTGCCATTTCTTTAAAATATCATCTCTATTTTTCTTAATATCATCAAGCACATTTTGCGCATTAATTTCATCAAGCTGCAATTGACCAAGCAAATAAATATTTTGTTGGTAACCTTCTTGCAGGTTTGTAATTTGTTGCATTTCTTGTTCCGTGAATTTTGTTGTATTGTCCATATATTATTTTTTTAAAGGAGTTAATAAATTTACTTCATCATCGCTACTAGACGAAACATCAATTGTAGAGTTATTATTTTGACTAGTTTCAGAAAACATCTTTGGCAAATCTTCTTGATTTATTGATGATAAAATATTCGAAGATTTTCTTCTTGATATCTCAATACGGATTAAGGATATATTTTTCTGCAAAATTTCCATTTGTTCCATTATATCATAACCCATGGCCTTTAGCTCTAAATCTGAATATTCAAAGATTGGTTTATTATCCAGCATACTTTATATATAGATTTATAACATTTGATATATTTTTTATAAATATTTGTTTAGTATAAGTCGATGCGTCTATAGATGCATATTTACCACGTTGATATACAACCTCTTTATTTTTATAACAAAACCACATCATTTCGATAAACTCATCCTCTTTAAACTGACTCCATTTACCCCCATAATCACCCCAGAAATTCTCACTAAATACTTCATCATATCCAATCTCAAAATTGTTCTTCGAGTTTACAAACTCAGATAATCCACCATAATTTGTGTATATCAATGGTCTTCCACAACACATACTTTCTTGTTGCATCATACCCCATCCTTCACATGTAGTCCCACTCAAATAAACATCTATGTTGTAATACCAGTTCTTTAATTCATCTTTGCTGAATTTCTGCGACACATATCTTATCTTATTGTCAAAATGCTTTTGTATAGGTTGATTGGTTTTAACATGTAACTCCACATCATTTATACCCTTAAATAATTTTAAAAAACACCTAGTAACCTTCATTAAATTTTTCCGTGGATCTTCATTCGATATACCAAATACAAACTTTTTATCTCTTATAGGTTCCTTATATGTGTAAAATTCTGTGTCGCAAAATAAAGGCACCACATCAATTTTAGTAGTCAATCCTTGTTCTATAAAGTTGATTTTATTATAATGATTGGGAACGCATATATGTTTGTACTTGTTCAATACTTCAATCATAAGATCGTTTATTCTGGTACTCTCCCACATTGTATATAATATACGATCTCTCGAAAAATCCATATGGAGATACGGATTCGTAGACCCAATATCATTTGTTAAACTTAACAATGATAGATCAACTAAATTAGCGTCTATTCTCTTATGCTTAAAATAATTAATAAATTCAGAACTTATAGTACTATATGTTCTGGGAATAATATCATAACCTTTACTAGGTAGTTCTTCTAATAACGTGTTTAAAACTTCACGATATCCAGAATTAAAATTATAATATGAACTTAATGTAACACGTTTCACCAATATTATAAATTAGGGATATAATAAGAGTTAATAATGCTAGTAGGCATCTGTAACAATTTATTAGAAGATTCAGCAATAGAACTACTCATCAAATTAAATGCTAAATCCACGCTTTCTTCATTACTCTTTCCGATACATTGAGAACCAGTCAATTGAATACAATGGGATATTTGATCTCCAGTATTATCAGCACGTTCCACACTAATACAAATGTTTCTAATAAGTATATACCTATCATTATTTAACGTATCACATCGAGATATTCTATATCTTATTTCTTGCATATACAAATAAATATGTAGGTTATGAAAAAACCTCAATATATTTTGTACCAGCCGTAAAAGCATTTGAACCGCCATTCGACACACTTGCCGCTATATAAATACGAATATATCCGGCTAATGTTCTACCACTACTACTTGTTGTAGCTATACCATTACAATTTGCAATAGACAAAAAGTTGCTAGTATTACCCGCTCCATATACATACAATCTACCATTTGCATCGGGTACATCACCCACACCTATATTTGTATTAGTAACTTGAAATGTCCTAGTAGCAGCCGCATATATAGAAATTGGTAATGTTTGATTATAAAAATAAGCTTCAGTGGGCGCATTATTTAAGTAAGATTCTCCATTAGAATTTCTAAATGCTATATCATTACTTCCAAATGAGAAACTCCCAGGCGATGCTCCTCGTTTAACTGTTAAAGGATTAGTACTCGTTGATGTATCATTTACACCTAAATGACTATTAGCTGTGTCATGAAATAAAAAGGTGCTATCTTTTAGAGTTGTAGAAGATGTGGAATAAATGACTCTATCAGTGTTTGTAAATGAACCACCACTTATACCACTAGTACCGGCTGGCGCAGCAAGACCACTTGTACCTGTCGTACCTGTTGAACCACTCGTAGCATTTGCAGTACTTGTACCACCTGTAGCAGTAGCACCATTTGTACCACTTGTACCACTGCTACCACTGGTAGAACTTACAGTACTTGTACCACCTGTAGCAGAAGCACCACTGGTACCACTTGTACCATTGCTACCACTTGTTGCGCTTGTACCGCTTGTTCTTGCACCAGTACCACTAACACCATTATTACCACTTGTACCACTGCTACCAGTTGTTGCGCTTGTACCGCTTGTTCTTGCACCAGTACCGCTTGTACCATTATTACCACTTGTACCACTGCTACCAGTACTACCACTAGTAGAACTTACAGTACTTGTACCACCTGTAGCAGTAGCACCACTGGTACCGCTGCTACCAGTACTACCACTGGTAGAACTTACAGTACTTGTACCACCTGTAGCAGAAGCACCACTGGTACCACTTGTACCACTGCTACCACTTGTTGCGCTTGTACCGCTTGTTCTTGCACCAGTACCGCTTGTACCATTATTACCACTTGTACCACTGCTACCAGTACTACCACTAGTAGAACTTACAGTACTTGTACCACCTGTAGCAGCAGCACCACTGGTACCGCTGCTACCAGTACTACCACTGGTAGAACTTACAGTACTTGTACCACCTGTAGCAGAAGCACCACTGGTACCACTGGTACCACTGCTACCACTGCTACCACTTGTACCGCTTGTAAAACTTAAAGTACTTGTACCACCTGTAGCAGAAGCACCACTTGTACCACTGGTACCACTGCTACCACTGGTAGAACTTACAGTACTTGTACCACCTGTAGCAGCAGCACCACTGGTACCGCTGCTACCAGCACTACCACTAGTAAAACTTACAGTACTTGTACCACCTGTAGCAGAAGCACCACTGGTACCACTTGTACCACTGCTACCACTGCTACCACTTGTACCGCTGGTAAAACTTAAAGTACTTGTGCCACCTGTAGCAGAAGCACCACTGGTACCACTGCTACCACTGCTACCACTGCTACCACTTGTACCGCTGGTAAAACTTAAACTACTTGTACCACCTGTAGCAGAAGCACCACTGGTACCGCTGCTACCAGTACTACCACTGGTAAAACTTATAGTACTTATACCACCTGTAGCGGACGCACCACTGGTACCACTGGTACCACTGCTACCACTGCTACCACTTGTACCGCTGGTAAAACTTTCAGTACTTGTACCACCTGTAGCAGAAGCACCACTGGTACCGCTGCTACCACTTGTACCGCTGGTAAAACTTAAAGTACTTGTACCACTTGTTCCGCTTACACCACTGGTACCAGCAGTACCACCTGTACCACTTGTGCCACTTGATGATCCACTTAAACCACTGGTACCAACCAAACCACTGCTACCAGCAGTACCGCCTGTACCACTTGTACCACTGGTACCACTTGTACCACTTGTACCACTGGTATCACTTGTACCGCTTGTACCATTATTACCACTGGTACCACTTGTGCCACTGCTACCACTTGTAAATGCACCCGAACCACTTGTACCACTTGTTCCGCTTACACCACTGGTACCAGCAGTACCACCTGTACCACTTGTGCCACTTGATGATCCACTTAAACCACTGGTACCAACCAAACCACTGCTACCAGCAGTACCGCCTGTACCACTTGTACCACTGGTACCACTTGTACCACTTGTACCACTTGTACCACTTGTTTGGCTTACACCACTGGTACCAGCAGTACCGCCTGTACCACTTGTACCACTTGTTGATCCACTTAAACCACTGGTACCAACCAAACCACTGCTTCCATTAGTTCCTCCAAATCCACTTGTACCACTTGTACCACTTATACCACTTGAAAAACAACTGTTACCACTTGTACCATTTGTACCATTTTGACCACTGCTACCACTGGTACCAGTGGTACCGCTTGTTCTTGCACCAGTACCACTAGTGCCATTTGTACCATTTGCACCACTGCTACCACTGCTACCACTTGTACCACTTGAAAAACAACTGCTACCACTTGTACCATTCAAACCACTTGTACCATTTGTACCACTTGTACCACTTGAAAAACAACTGCTACCACTTGTACCACTTGTACCATTTGCACCACTGGTACCACTGGTACCACTGGTACCGGTAGTACCGCTTGTTCCTGAACCACCACTAGTGCCATTTGTAGCAGATAATCCGCTGCTACCACTCGTACCATTCAAACCACTTGTACCATTTGTACCACTCGTACCACTTGAAAAACAACTGATACCACTTGTACCACTCGTTCCGCTTTTACCACTTGTACCACTTGTACCACTGCTACCACTGCTACCACTAGTGCCACTTGTACCACTCGTTCCGCTTGTACCACCCGTACCATTTGTACCACTCGTTCCGCTTGTACCACTCGTTCCGCTTGTACCAGATGTACCACTTATACCACTAGTACCATTTGTACCAAATATACCACTTGTACCGGAAGTACCGGTTACACCACTAGTGCCTGACGCGGGTGCTATAAAAACTTCTTTTGTGATATTATCTATGGCTAAAACATGAGTTAACGGAAATGGACCAGCGCCTGTACCTGACGGAAGATTAGTATATAGATTATTGGAAACATATATTTTTGAAGCAGTTATTTCGTTTAGGTTTTTTGAACCTGTTAAAAGGCCTTGTGCGTTTGTAATAATTAATAAATTGCTACCAGAAACCACCCTTTCTGTAAAATTATTTCCAGAGGAGTCACGTTGAGTAAAAAGAGATGCAAATCTATCGATACTACTACCCATACATTATTAAATAAATATAAAATAGTTTGTTTAACACGGTAGTCTTATTATTTAATATGACTGAAACAATGATGTAACTATTCTTCTCCATTGACCCGCGCTATAAATATAAAAATAATTACCATCATAGCTTATCCAACCATCTTGACCATAATCATTTGATTGAACTGGTGTTTGTTGATAAAACTTATCTGGGAATCGTTGAAATACTCTAAATGCTGTATTTATAGGTCTACGAGAACTTGTTGTATATATTGGATTATTGCATTCATCATAGCCACTTATATAGGTACTGGTAGAAGGATCATAATCGAACACAGAAATAGCTCTTCTCATCCAACCGAGAGGGTATTGATATATATAGATATAATTTGAATCGTATGCGAGCCAACCATTTTCTCCATATTCGTTTGAACTTTTTGGCGGTGGGTGAAATGGAATCTTTGTGATAGAAACAGATTTCTTTTCAGTTGGATATACATCCTTTATAATATTTTTATCTATAGGCTGTACACCCACTCCATCAACATAATCAAAATCTTGTTGTTTATCTTTAATAGCTGTTGTATCTTCGAAACCATATTGTTTTGCATTATTCTTAATATTATCCATCTGTTCAGCATCTACCGCAGCCTCCATCAACTTAATCTTTCTGATGGTAAACATCTTTTGGGTAGTATTCTTGATACCTTCTAGGCCAGGTATAAACGATGGATTCAACAAATAACCATTTACGGTTAAATTGAATGTGGTTTTAACATTTCTATCATTGGTATCATCCAACTCAATATCGGTGGTAAAGTTATCAGCTTTTACCAAAAACTTAAATCTTTCTTTATCACCCCAATAATCATTGCAAGCGTAACTTATTTCTTCTAAAAGTTTGTTATTTTGATCAACATAATCGGTCCAAATTACGCATTCATATGTAACTATGACTTGTTTAGGCAATGTTACGGTGAATATTTGTTTGGTTGGTCTAGAATTAAACAATATGTTGCTGTTTAAGATGTTGAATCTGTCATACTTATTTTTTTCTGAATAAGGTACAATAGCTTGATATGCCAAATAACGATTAAACGTAGCACGATCCTTATTATCCGCAACTTCTGAGCGTCTCATCATAAATGCAGGCAATAGTATTTTACCTTGATTATCTCTAATATACCCATCTTTTTTCATAGCGGCCCATCTTTCTGGACTACCATATATGATAGGTACTTTAACCAATTCACCATTATCCATCACTTGTAGATTGATCTTATTATTGATAAAACCCATAATGGTACTATCAATGTCCATCAAATCTATCGTGAGATTTTTTACTTCATCTGTATCACGACGTATAGCAAATTGGCGCTTATATGTGATATCTTTGTCAGATTGTGCCATTGGATCTTGCACCATGTTTGGTACAGGATTTACTTGATTATTAGATATTGAACTTACTTGCCATGGCATAATTAATTTTGTCTTTGTATGATATTTAGTTTACTTAATCTCGTATAGTGAGTATTGACTATTAAACTCCAAGACTTATCTGGGTGACCTCCAAGGAATTGTTCTTGTACAACATTATCCATTTCATAAAATCTTTCGTTATACAAAACAACATCTCCAATTTCTGGAAAAAAGTTTGTAATAATACAATCACGTTCTCTGAACTTAAAAATTGTGTTTTGGTTTCTGTCAGGACCAAATTTTGATGCATTTTCACCAGTTATATCTTCACGTTCGGCTAAACATGAAAGATTAATTGCCGGATAAAACATTTTACCTTGTGAAGAAACTGATTCACCATACATGTTTACGGTAGTTTCGTTAATAGCAATCTTAAACACTTGTACAACTATTTCAGCGATATCACCAAAAAATTCTGCGTTAACAGAACTTAATAAGTTCATATCTCTTTTTGAATAAAATCTACCTGGCAAATAATTTGGATTATAAATCCCAACATCTTTTCTTCCTTGTGTCCAATATTCTTTAAACGCAGGATTTTGCTGTGGATATTGTGGTGAATTTGGGATAGCCATAAATTATCCAATATAAATGTGTAATGGAACTTTAGATAGCATTTTGTTCATAGACTCAGATTCTTTATCCTTGTTTTCTAATTGGTTGACACGTAAACTTTTCTCCAACATTTCTCGTAATTTCTCGATAAGATTGCTTGTTTCCTCCTTAGCCTCAGCACGTAATTCAGCACCATCTAAGGTAACTTCGCCACCTGGAATTGGAACCGTGCTATACTTTTGAAGTATACGACCAAGTGTTTCTTTACAAAGTGCTAAGAAATACTTTTTAATCCATTGTTTTCCTGACTGATTAATTTTACAATATGTACAATATTCGTAAGGGATATCACTCGGATCACTAACATATTCGTATCTTGAACCACTAAAAAAATTGGTAATATTTTTATCATTTTCTAGATAATAATCAATCCAAATTTTTACATCATTCATTGGTATTGGGAATATTCTGAGTTTATTATTACCAACTATTTCAAAACTATATTGACTCTTACGTACCATATCATTGAATTCAATAGCTTGAATACGTTCTAAGTCTTCAAATATCGGAGTCATCAAGAATTGAGTTGCCGGACTATAAGCACTAAAACCAAGTTCTGATAATATGTTACTATAACTCATACCAGTCATGCTGAATGGATCGTATATACGAGCAACAGCCGGTGTTCTAAAATGAAATACTCTACGAACTTCAATTCTTGATCCGGTCAAGTGTTCTATATCTTCACCAATCAATTTGTTTAAATCGTATAATTGTTCACTACCACTTATACTTGCAGATACGTTTATATAATTTCTCTTTAGTGGTGTTTCACCATTCACTAGAGCTTCACTACCATATTGTTTACTAAGTTGTACAACAAATGGCAAACCAGTGCTTTTTACGCCCAGTCCAGTTAAATTTGGATATTGATCTTGTGGTAAACCAGTTAAATCTGCCATGTTGTTAACAATATTAAACTCGTTAACTACACGATTATATTCAAGAACGGATTCTTCAAAACAAGCATAGAAATTTTCATCTATCATTTCTATATCAACAATTGGATACCCAAGACGTTTCGCAGCCCACATTGCACTGCTACTACAATCATTTTCAAACGTGGTCTCACCACTATTACAGATCTCGTCCAAATAATAACCAAAAGGAACGTTGCTAGACGTTACAGCACTACCACTGCCTGGCCATCTTATCCTATCTTGATCTAAATTAGCACTCATTTATTATAAATATCGAATGAATGGTAATTTCACTATTTTAATGGTATATATGTAATTTTATATAAAAGAATCCGCAATTATCTTATATACAGATGGTTTTGGTTTTGATTGTAGTTTTTCTTTAAGAAGCAACGCATCTTTCTTTTTCTTGGTGTCCAACACCTTTTTTAGAATATTTTTTACCTTTTTGTTCATATAAATTTGATTATTTTAACAACAAGATTTCCTGTTCCTTTGATAACCCTATGATATGTTTCTTTTGGTATAAAAATTTTTTTATCAAAAGAAACTGGTAGCGAATTATCTAATTGTATTTGCCAATTACCTTCATTTTTTACCACTTCTATCAGCCTATCTTCTTTATCCAAATGCCATTCTAATTGATGAATATCTACATTTGAATTGAATTCACGAATATATTCATTATTTCCTAAATTTGTTTCGTTATATGGTAAACTCATATTTTAATGATCTTACTAGCAGACCCTTTTTCTCTCATATATCTATTGAATTCAACAAATAAATCTTCCGCATTCATTCTGGCATCTACTTCCCAAGGTAGAGTTTTTTCTTTTTCTTCATCGTCATATTTAGGATATTCTTTACCATCCCAACTATTATCTACAATGTTGTATCTACCATCTTCAACTTGTTTGATGTGCCAGCATTCGTGTGCTAATGTTTTAATTTGATTATCGCTACTATGAGGACTGTTTGTTCTCATAATAATCTTATAGCTGTCTACTTTATATGGTTTACTCTTACCTTTAACATCTACCTTACCCTGAACTTTTCCATCTAAATTACCAAACTCTAATTTGATTTTACCGGTGGGTAGATTTAATCTTTTAGCAAAAAATTTATACGCAGTTTTAAGTCTTTCTTTATCAACGATATTTTTTAGTATTTCATTTAAATTAGTACCAAATTTAGGTAAATTATCAACCTCATGTTTTAAAGGTGTAGACAAATCAACCAATTTATACTTGATTGGCAAATTCTTAATTGAATTGAAAACTGTATTAACATTCTTTGGACTATCATCGATAAAAAATATATCATTAAATCCTTCGTTATTAATTTTATCAACAATCCAATCCGCTTTAGCCTGCGGATTACCAGTTCCAAGAGTTATAACCGGCAAATCAATTTTAAATATCTTATTGATAATATTCTTGATGTGCTTATTAGCTTCATCTCCTCTAGCCGTCAGTATGACAGTCAACCTATCTTTAACGCCTGCATTTACAATTTTATAAAATCGTTTAGCAACTGGCTTAATGATTTGAGGATTAATAATTGTTTCAAATTGACTGAAATCAAACTCATCTCCTGGTTTTGGTTCATAGACTGCATATTCAGCAGGTGTAAGATATGAAAACTTACCAGGCCCTTGCTTTAATAATACCTTTGCGGTTGTATGAAAAAGTGTATCGTCAAAATCAAACACCCTTAATTTTTTGGTTTGAATCATAGTAAAGCCTTAATAATTTTTTTGTAAATTGATTCTTTCTTAACTAATTGATCCAATGGCACACCTCTATATTTTTGTCTTATTTGCGCAATAGGCATACCATATTGTTTTTCAGCCTGTGCTGCTAAACTATATCTATCAAGCTTTTCTTTTTCTTTAGCATGTAGTTTACGTGATACACTAGCCGCAACAACACTTTTTACATTGTCGGTATAATACTTTTCACCCGAATTCAATAAATCATTTAGTATCTTAATTTCAATTTCTAAACTATCCACTTCACGTTCCAAATTGGCTTTTTCAGCAGTTGTAAACTTTGCTCCTGTTGTATGTAATTTGCCTCTCTTTTCAACAAACTCTTGGGTCTTATCATCAATTACTTTTTCTAATGATATACCAGCTGGTTTATTATCAGGTTCCAAAAATGCATAGGAAATAGTTTTTTCAGAATCTATTGGTGCCATTGTTGGCATATCTGTATCAGTTATTACTATAGTAACATTATTACCATCAATGAATAATACATCACCGAAAATTTTCATGCCTTTTAATTTTACTTTGTCTCCAATCGTAAAATACTTTGTAGCTTCATTATCATCAGATTGTGATTTAGGTGTTGTAGGTGTCGTTGGTTCTTTCTTGGGTTCATCAATACCATACAATTCATTGTAGGTATAGATTTTGCTGCCTGGTTCATATAATACTTCTTTTACATTATAACCATTGAATTCTATGGCATATTCATATTCTTTCTTAAACGGCATCAATTTAGACAAATTAGATGTCCAAAATGATACAATAATAGCTTTACCTCTTGGAATAGCTGATTCAATTTTTATATCTAAATTTGTAGTTGTTGTTTCTTCAGAATCATCATCTACTTCGAATATCCTACCCTTTAGTAGTGGATCGGCATAAGGACCAAATCTACCAAGACCTTTTAATAAATTTTCTAGTTGTAAATGACCACCGCCATTATTTCCGCTCTTTAATTGTCTTAATGCTTTTTGTGCCCAATAATCAAGTTGATCACGATCAGATGTATATTGTATATCAGGAGCTTTATCCAATTCATCAATCTCTTTTAGTACATCCGGATCATCACAAAGAAATACTTTTTTAATAACGCTATATCCAAATACCAAATTCTTATTTGCTTTTTCATCTTTATAAACAAGAAAAGCACATTTATTAGCTGGAGTAGAGTAATTATAAGTCTTTTTCTTAAAATATACGGTATCTGGATTTTCAATCAAAAGTCGGTTTAAACTAATCATATAGTTATAAATATTATTTGTAGGATATATCGTTTGATATTTATATGAAGAATGATATTAATGACATTTTTAACCATATTGCTACTAATTCTCTGGTGTAGTATATTTGAGTGGCTATTACATAAATATTTGATGCATAAGTCACTTTTCAAGTTTGAATACGCGTATAAAGCTCACACCAAGGTACATCATAATATTTATAAGTACGACGAAACTTATCACGCTCAAAATGGAGATGATGGTAAAAAGATTCCTATGGCTTGGTGGAATGGCGTGGTAATCTCATTACTAGCTGCATTACCTATGTTTATATTTGGATATAAAATATTCTTGTTAACATTTGTTGTGTCTATGTGTTATTACGGAATGTATGAATTTATACACTGGTGTATGCATTTTCCAAAAAGTAGAAATGTAGAATATAGATTATGGTTTAAGAAACTAAACGGACACCATTTATTACATCATAGATATATGCATAAAAACTATAATGTGGTACTGCCATTTGCTGATTGGTTATTTGGTACTTTATTAATAAAAAGTCCAATTAAATTTGGTCAATGTAAACCATCTTATTGTGTACCAAATGTTCAGCCAGAATAATTACTTCTAGGACGCATTGGTTCTATATTAGGATAAACCAAGTCTAGATGATCAAAATCGTCTTTAGTAGTGTCTACTTTTTTGACATTATTATAATAATTTTGCAACCACATCTTACCGGTTGGATTCTTAACAGGACTCTTCAAGAATTGAATCACACTTCTCAATACACTTTTATCGATTGGCTCACCACTTTTTGTACGATCAACAATCTTGAAATTGTTCCCAAATATGTTTTGAAAATGTCCCATGTTATTTTGACAACTGAACCACATTTGCGACAATAAATCTTCAGGTATTTTACGAGGTCTTTTATTGTTTCGTTCGATTGCTACTTGCAAGCTTGTGTTTACAAATATCATATAACAATCATAACCATATTGCTCCATAATTCTTTTCTTTATTTGTATGGATTGTATACTATCACCTGTACCATCTATGATAAGACCCAATCGGGAGTTTCTATACATGACCAATTTTTTATTTGTTATTTGTTTTGCTTTTTCTCTAGTAGATTGTGGGCCGATTGTCAATTTTTTAAATTCATCTGGACTCAACTTACTCAAATCAGATGAAATCTTCATTTTCTGAAGCATTTGTTCAAATTCATTATCACTGTTGATTAACTTTAACCCATACTTGTTGACCGAGGAATCAGACGGTAAATCAAACAATTCATTTGCAACTGTGCTTTTACCACTACCAGGTCCACCCGCCATAAATATACATTTGAGTGTAGATGGATCGTCTACACCTTCTGTCAATCTGTTTTTTTTAAGTAATTCAAGTAAGTTCATATATTTAAATATAATTCACATTACGAATATATCGCCTATATTAGCTCCTAAAACATCTTCAATTAGATATGGTATTGTATTTGCAATATTATCTAATTTTTCTTGTGCTTCTTCTAAATTTTGTGTGGTTGCTATAGTTTTGCTACCATAAGGACCAAATCCTACCAAAAGCTTTTTGGTAAGAGGATTAAATGTAATTTTACCGTCTTTTAAATATTGTACAAACAATTCATAGTAAAATTCGTAGTATCTACGATGTAGTTTACCTTCTCTGGCACTACGCATTGTACCAATATGGTTAAACAATCTACCTTTGGCTAAATCAAATGTTCTGGATTTTTTATAATCATCACTGCCATATCTTGTGTTTTCTTTGCTTTTACCGTAAATCTTTAACAGTTCATTAAATTCTTTATCAACCCAGTCAGTATATTCTTTGAATTGATGTGTTTTATTCATTACGTGACCTACTCTATGAATTATAGTCCACGCAGTCATAGGAATTTTATCAGCGGCTGTATTGCTTACAAAGAATACTGTGATGTTATCACTATTGATTTTGAATTGGTTAGGATCTAAACCCAAACCTTCTGGATATGGTTTTACGAGAAATTCGTATGGTACTCTACCTTTTTCGCTGAATTGTCTTAAACCAGGCTTGTTAACAAAATAAAAATCAAAGTTGACTGATGTATTTTTTAACATATCCTTGACTTTTTGTATGGTTACTGGATGACTTAGTGCAGCTCTGTCTCTTGGATCTTTGTATGAAGCGCCTTTTTCAAATCCGCCTAATGTTGTATATGCGCCTAGGGGGGCTTCGTTTAGTATATCTTTAAATTTGATCATAGAGGAGGTGGTGTTGGACTTGGAAATGTATGTGTAGCTGTTGGAATATTTAAACTGGTAAACACAAACTCTCTTTCAAATAAACCGGCTGAATTAATTACTATTCCATTGTAACTATCAATAAACAAATATTGACAGGCTTGATTGTTCAAACTACCATCACTTGTTAGCGAGTATCCAACGCCTAAATTACTTTGTGTTTCCCAATAGGCATCATTTTTAGAATTTTTGGCAGATTCGTACACCCAAGTATTATAGTAAGCTAGATTTTTTCCATAAAAACTTGCAGCATTGTTCTGCATATCTTGTTCAGTAAATTGTGAAGTAACATACTCTTGGGATGGTTGATATGATGTAATTACAAACCTCTTTAACAATACTGACCAAATAGATTGATCCAAAGCATATGTAGCTGTTTCCAATAAACTATTGAATAGTGGATCATCTTGGCTTGGAAATAAATTTGGTGTAGCCAAATCAGAAACATTGCCAGAAATTGTCGTAGTAGCAAATGGAGTGATTAATTGTCCACTATAAGTATTGTTCCACAATCCAGATGTATTGGCATACAAATTTTGTAAATCACTACCACATTGTAGTGATGTTTGTTCAAATCTACTCATAAGATCAGCAAACTCTCCAGCCAAACACGGTGGTGTAGTTGTAGCATATTGAGCTACCATAGAAGCAATAAAATTACCAGCTAATGCTCCTCCAAATCCAATACAACCACCCAATGCTGATGTTGCACTTGTAAGAAGATTTACACCTATTTGTAAACCCAGATCTTGATTATCTGTTTGTTGTAACAAGGCATATGCATTTAATATCTTAGAATTACCATACGAGTAAAACTGGTTATTGAATATTATCATGTTATTCAAATTAACTTGTGCATTAGCTATATCAGTTGAAGAAGGAGTTGTTGTCATCTGTTAATAAATATTAAAAAAACTCACTTGGAAAATATCATAGAGAGTAATTAGTTCTGTAGGATTGGACAATTGCCCACTTATTTTCGGGTTGAAATATTTGAGGATACTTTAAATACGAAGCATGTCCATCTGCATATATATATGATGCTCCATTGTTGTGCTTTTTAAAATCTAATTCAGTTTGATCATTACCTTTTCCTTCAAATATATCCATATAAAAATGTCTTGAATTTCCTAACTTTTCCCCAAATATTACTGTTTCACTTACGAATAGAATGGAACTAGACTTCAATGGTTCCTCTAAAATGTCCCAATCCGCGTCAAAATATTCATAGTAATAATCATTAAATCCATTGATTATAAAACTACGATTTGATTTGTTAATGTTTGTTTCAACTAGATTATTTGTAAATTTATCGACAGGACATCTTAATATACCAACATTCTCATAATATGGTTTTAATGCTAATGGCCACTGATTTGTCAAACTACGCGGCGGATATATGTCATTATAATCTAACTTATATTGTTCAGCTGAAAGACCCAATTGCCTAGAGTTGTTTAAACATTGTATTTGAAGCGCTTTACTTTTTGCTTTACTCAATGATGGTAATAAAAGACCGGCTAATATTGCAATTATAGCTATTACCACTAGTAATTCAATCAAAGTAAATGCTTTTTTATTTTTCATAACTAATTGTTTGTTTTTTTAAATTATACTTACCAATTCTATAATAACCAGTATTAGCTGTAAATTTTATCAGATAATTGTCTGTTTTAATAGTCATATCTTCTTCTTACATTCTTCTTACATTCTGGTTCTACTCGATCTTATAACATGTAATCCGCATGTAGGAATTACTTGTGTCATCAAACAACCACACTTAACATGTCTATTTTTAGTTAATATCATACTCTTATAAATAGAAAATCCCGCCAGAACCTAGCGGGACTTTGTCATAAATTTATTATTTGATTAAACCTTATTTCCAAGTCTCTTGTTAACAATAGATTGGACTTTCCTTAAAAAAGCAGCATCATCTGTTTTACCATCTCTTTCAGCAGCTGCTGCTTTTCTGGCAGCAATTACAGCATCACCAGTAGTAATCTTGCCATCACCGGTTTGATCCAATTTCTTGGTAACCTTTGGAGCTGGTGGTGATTGTTTCTTAGGCGCTTCTTTCTTAGGAGATTCTTTTTTAGCTTCTAATTTAAGTTCTTCTAGTATTTCTTTGATTAAATTTTTAATTTCGTTACGCGTCATATAATTTCTCCTCTTAATAAATATATTTTAAAATTTAAATTACCAATATTTTCTTTTACCTTTATTGCTCAATGATTTCATTCTATGACTTCTATAAAGCCAATATCCAGCTGTTGTTTGATCTTTTGAGCACATATACGTCTTAATTCAGTAAGAACTGGACGTTTTTCAACCTCAAACTTAACCATATTATATTTGTCGTTTTTAAACGTAGTTTATTTTTTTGTCTTTTAAAAGACAATAAATTTTACCATAAAAAATTTAATTAAAACTTTTACCACAACCACAAGTGCTTGCTGCATTTGGATTAATAAATTTAAAACCTCCGCCCATTAATTCATAAGAATAATCTAGTTCAGCCTCTTTAATATAATTCGCACTAAAATTGTCTATGACTACACTCACACTTTCATATTCATATACCAAATCATTGTCTCTGATTTCATCAAATGTCATACCATACTGTAAACCACTACATCCACCTGCTTCTACAAATATTCTCAAACTTTTGTTTTTATAATCCTCTGTATTTTTAACTAAATTATTTACTTCGGTTAAAGCATTATCAGTTAATTTAATTATTGAAGTTTCTAATTTTATCATAATTTACCAAAATCTACCTCGGCCTTTATTACCTAAACTGCGCATACGATGACTACGACAACTCCAATAACCGGCTGTTGTTCTGTCTTTCTTTTGAGCACATCTATGTCTAGCAGCAAAACTTTTTCGACGAGCTTTATTGCCTGCTCTACTTCTCATATTTGGATCTCCGAATGTTACTTTCTTGATTTTACCATTTTTACCTTTGACGTAGACAGCATATTTTTTTGGTCCACCTGGAGTTCTAACTGGTCTATTAAGTGTAACACTTCTGCCACGATGTTTAGCTTCAATTATCAAATCTTCTTCAATTTCAATCGGAGCATCCAAATAAACTTCTCTACCCTCAAAAATTTCTTTTTTACCAAGGTCACTCTCAACCAATTCAGCGTCTGGATCACATAGTTCAATTAAATTATTGTAATATAACTTACGAACTTCTTCAATTAACTCAAAATAAGATTCACTATAAGTTCTAAAAATGTTTTCCATTAATGGAATTTGTTTTTCTAAATGATAATTTAAATTAGCTGTAATTACTGTATCTTGCAGCATTTTCATCGGACAAAGTTCTTGATTTTCAAATAAATCGATTAATTTAATCATATAATATAAATATTATTCATACTTGTTTGTTAGTTTTAATTCGCCAATTAGTCTCTTTTCGTTGTCATTTAAGTTTTTATCCAATTCAACACCTAAATCCTTTAACGTATAACTAACCCCAGTCTTTTTCTCTACATTCTTCATTATTTCTATAGTATCCACAACACTATCCAAAGTGGTCTTGTATTTACCAAATTCAACCGAAGAAGTCAAATTACTAAAATCAACAGATCTAGGAGCTATACCCTTTATTATTGATATTGCATATGAAGCAATATGTTCAAATACACTAAATATCGCGCTTGCAATTGGATTTGTAGCTGCCAAAAATCTCAATACCATAAAGCATATCAAGAATATTAATATGCCAGTAACCCCTATTGTCACAAACCTCTTCAAACCATACATGACACCGCCTAGACCCATCCAACTGTTTACTTCATTCACGGTAACCTGAAGGGCGTCTGCCTTTTTTGCCACCTGCGAAGCCTGTGTTTCCAATCCTTTTATTTGTTTTTCATACACATCTTCAATTTCTTTTTGTCTTACTTGAAGAGTCATAATCTCATCATCACGTTCTTTGAGTAGTTTACCGCCCTTTTGTTTTTCCTTTTCAACTTCACTATTCAATAGATCTGTGAGTTCTTTTATTTTGTTCAAATCATCGATATTTGGATTACCAGTGATGTTCAAAATTCTACCATTAAAGTCTATAGCAGTCTTGACTTGGACGGGCGGATTTGTAACAGATTTAAGAGAATAGTCAGTTCCACTAGCTAGTGTAGCAACTTGTTGTAACTTTTCACCTTCGTTTTTTGCCATTTCAACTCGGGTATTTGCAAGAACATCTTTGGTCTTTTGGACCTTTTCTACATTCGTAGATTTGCATCCGCTGACCAATAAAAATGATGTTAAAAATAGTGTAAATAGTTTTCTCATGTCTATAAATATCAATCCATACTATAAAAACTTGTATATTTCACCACTATAATATATGATACTAACATGTCAAAATATTGTGATACATCGTTAATTGACATCAAAAGTATCAATAAAAATGTTGCAAAAACACTTATTGAAAAAAATCATTACACTCACAAATGGAGTTTATGTACTGTAGCTTATGGTGTTTATCATAAAGAATATATAGAAAGCACATTCTTTGGTGGTTATAACGAAAAATTAATTGGCGTATTGATATACGGAAATGCAGTAGGTAGAAATGCCAGTACAAGCATATCTCCACTACTTACTAACAACAATGTACTAGAACTTACAAGACTGTGGATATCTGATGGTTATGGCAAGAATATTGAAAGCTATTGTATTGCTGAAAGTTTTAGATTATTAAACATCGAATATCCCCACATAAAATGTATATTAAGTTACGCTGACAGCGAGGTGGGTCATAAAGGTACAATATATCAAGCAACAGGATTCCTATATCAAGGGGATAATTATGTAGATATAGCACTAATGCCTAACTATAGTGTTAGTTTAAACGGTCCTCCTAATTATGAGTGGATACATAGTAGAAGTGTTTATGCTAGATGGAAAACACATAGTGTGGATAAACTAAAAGAACGTATAGGTAGAACATTTTGGCGCAAACGTGAAAGCGGTAAACATCGTTATATCAAGTTTATTGGCAACAAGATAGAAAATAAAAAGTTAGCTAAATCACTAAAACATAAAGTTCTACCTTACCCAAAAAATACTTCGTTCAAAGAAGAAGTAACGGAAATCCTTGTGGAAAATATCAATCAATTTTTTGAATAAAAAACCCCCAACCTTTCGGAAGGGGGTTTGTTTAATTAAAATTACTTATTAGAATTGACTTTAAAATTGTTATGACACCCAATTACATACTTTTGAGCCTCTTTATTATGAATCCATCCCTTTACTTTAATAGGATTGGGTTTTTTATTAACCTTCTTATACAACCTAAAAAAGTCTTCACACACTGTTAAAAACATAGAATCTAGATCATCTATATCTTCGTAATTATTTGGATTATATGTTGGAACTCCTAATATTTTATAGTCTTTCTTATCGTAATCATATGTTACTAATCCACCCACAATCTTAACCGTTATAAGAGATAAAGGTATAAGAGGTACGGTGTTATATATTAAAATATCGGTTGGATCTCCATCCTCGGATAAAGTTTGGGGTAAAAATCCATAACTGGCTGGATATTGAAGTGAACTAATTAAACATCTATCCAATCGTAACATGTTTAATTTAACATCATATTCATATTTTGCATTTGTATCTTTTGGTATTTCTACAATAGCATGAGCCTCAGTTGGAAACAGTATGGGTTGCGAAACATTAATTAAATTTTGTAGCATAAAACGGAGAACTAATATAAGTATATATAAATTTTATGATAATGTCAAATATATAAAAAACAAAAAAAACAAAAAAAAATTAATATTTTCTTTTATGTAATTTAATCGTGGTTAGTGATACACCATACTTTTCACTCAATTCGTTATTACTAAAATTACCACTCTTCAAATCATCAACAAATTCATTTTTTCTAAGCGCAAAGTTTCTCTTTTGTTCACTAATCTTACGTTTCATTTCATCACTCATAGCACCACGCTTTTTGCCTTTTAAGCCGTTATCATAACTGTAATTAATATTGCGATTAGCCAACTTTTCATTTCTCTCCTTATATTTAAGTGTACCAACGTCAGTACCATATTTAGCAACAAACCACTCTAATGTATAACGTCCTACAGCACGTTCTCGCTGTCTCTCCTTAGCCTCATCACTATGTTTTTTACCATGCATATGACCCACATTATTTGCAGCAGTCATATTTTCTAAGATTTTTTCTTTATTAGGATTATATGTAAAATTATCTCCACCGTTAGCTATTGGACTGATATTATAACCAATATCACGCATATAAGGTTTAAATATATCTAAATAAAATTGTTCTCGTTTAAATAATTCACTTTCATTCACATTCTCCAAAATAACAAATTCAAAACCAGACTCTCCATAAAAATCCCACGCATGTTGCAGCTTAGGATTGATATGTTTATTTTGCTTTAAATCGTTTTTGTGTTCCCACCAACGACGGTCAATATCTTTAGCAGAGCCAATGTAAAACTTACCATTTTTAATATTTGTTATTTTGTATACACCACTTTTCATATAATATAAGTATATACAAATTCTATGGTAATGTCAAATATTTTATTTATGTGCAACAAAAAACCCCAACTTTCGTTGGGGTTTTGAGTTATTTTAATTGAACCAAGAATTATACGGTGTCAAGATCACTGATAAGAACTTTTCCATAGAATTCGGGGCGCACTACCTTCTTAGCGTAGCGGGTCATTACGCCTCTACGTGGTGTGAAGTTAGTTGGGTCATAAACCAATGGAGTTTGGATTAGTGGAATATATGGAGCATATACTGCACCGGTTTCTAGGAAGTTGCTTCCACGGAAACCAACCAAGATTACGTTATCAGTCATGTATGGGTTCTTGTAAACTTGGAAGCGACTTGCGAAGCTACCAACACGACTTACACCCATTGCGAACTTAGCTTGATCACCATCTGTGTTAACAACATAACCTGGGATTGATTCCAAGATAGTTGCTACGTCTGGTGAACATACTAGGAAGTTTGCACCACCACGTAGAGTCAATTGGTGAATCTTGTTTGAGACCTTTTGGATCTTGTTACCAAGAGTTTGGAACCAAGTGCTCTTAACGTAAGCAGTACGATTTGGTGAGCTGTTAACTACACGGGTGAAGTTAGCAACCGGAGTACCTGTTGTACCACCACCTGCAAAGCTTAGAGTCTTAGTGAACTCAGTACCAATTTGGGCTGACCAAGCTTCGGTAGTAGTACCAGTTACGGACTCGTTCAACATGTCTAGGATTTCGAGGTCGATTTCCATAGATACATATTCACTCAATAGAGCAGTAAGTTCTGCTTCTGCATCGATGGAATGATATGCGTTCAAGTCTTGAGCCAATTCTGGAGTCCAGACTGCTTTCAACTTACGGGTCTTAGCAACTATTGGTTCGCTGTTTAGTACCAAGTTTACTTCAGGAATACTGATATCGTCACCGATAGGTTGTGTAGCGGTACCAGCAGCATTACCAGAACCTTCACCTGCGGTCTTACCAGCTTCAAAGTCACCACGGCGATTATCTGTAGGTTGAATTGTGTAGTTCAACTTTGGAGTTTGTGCTGGGGTAGCAGCGGTACTTGATTGACTTACGAACAAGTTAATTACGTAGTTTGGTGCAGCAATAGTACCTGTATTTACTACGTTGGCGTAGGTGTTTAATACAGTTAGGCCTACGTTACCCGTAGTTTGCAGACCAAATGAACGTACTGCGTTCAAGTCAGCATTCCATACATAACCAGTAGCGGCTAAAGATCCGTTTGTGGCTTGAGTATTGTCGTTAATATCTAGAGCAATCTTGAAGACACCCTTAACATTAGTGCCTGACAATGAGGAGCTAAATGCTGAATCAAATTGTAGATCTTTCCAGCTTGCGGAAGTTACAGTTGCGTTTGCGGATGTGAATGCTGAACTCGTTACTACACGTTCAGAGTAAGCAAAACGACCTTGACCGTATAGACCATTTACTGCTGCATCGGTTGAACCGAACTTAGCAGAATTGGTACCACCGAACAAGCTAGTGCCTGGGGTTTGACCCAACTTACCAGTACCATACTTAAAGTCTAAGTAAAATACTAGACCGGATGGTAAATTCATTGGTTGAACGCTTACGAATTCCTTAGCAGCAATTTCAGCGAATACACGGCGAACTAATGGTAGAGCAACGCCAGCCCATTGTTCTGAACTGGTTGATGTACCAGTTGTAGAAGCTTCATCTAGCAATTGCTTTGCTTGGTTTTCTAATAGGATTGACATGTGTGCCTTTTCAACACCAGTTACGCCTTCAAGAAGGCCTGTCTTTTCCCACTTAGTTTGTAATCCACGGGTTTCGGCCATCAATTTGGCTTGTGGATTCATATTATTTGTTAATAGACTTTTTACATCCATAATATTTTTTCCTTTTTTTATCTTTTTGGTTTGTTAATACTCGCAAACTAATTACTTCTTAATTCCTGCGAGCTTTTGGAATCTTGAAGCCATCACATCAGCTTGAGGTTCTACAATGGTAGATTCAGGCTTTGTGCTGGATACTGGTTTGCTTGCCAAACCTTCGGTGATAGTACTTACAGTTGCATTTGTCTTCTTTTTAACAACTGATCCACCTCCATTAATTGATTCGGCCAAAACTGTATATGCCAACTTGACTTCACGAATATTTTTAGTCAAGTCGAAAGTGTTAATAATCTTCAACTTTTGTTCTTCGGTCAAAGTCTTGCCCTTGAACAACTTGTTGGTGTATAGCAACTTAGCATTTAACAAATTGGTTTCTGATAGAACACCTTTCAAATACTTGACAGTTTCTACGTGTTCACTCAATTGGTTCTTCAATGCTTCGTTTTCTTCATTAATAGCTACTAGAGCTTCTGCCATTTCTTCACAGGTTACATCCCCTTCAGATGGTGATGGAACTTGACCTGGGGCAGGAGCTGCGGATGCGGCTGGAACTGCTTCTGGAGCAGCTGCAGCTGGAGCAACAGGAGCGGCTGGAGCTGCTGGAGCTGCTACGGCAGCAGCGGCTGGATCGACGTTTTCTTCTTCAGTTTCTAGTTCTGCTAGAAGTTCATCTAAATTTACTGTTTCATCCATATCATCCATTTCCTCCAGGCCATCCGCATCTTTATTGATGCTTTCGTCTTTCTCTGGTTTGTCTGTGTCATCATGTCTGTGTCCGACCTCACCTTCTAGCTCTGCTAGAATTTCTTCAAGTTCTTCGCTGGTTACTTCGGCACCCTCTTCTTCTTCAAGCTTAGCAACTTCAGTTTCGTTACCACTTGTTTCGGTTGATGTCTTGTTAGCCGAAGCAGATGGAGATTTTGGATGTTGCGTATCAGCAGTATTACCCTTTTCACCGCCGATACCGGATGAAGCTAACTTTTCTTCAACTTTACCTTCTTTAGTTTCGGTGTTTTCTTCTTCAACCATTTCTTTCTTGAGTTGGTCTGCGAACATTTCTTTCATGCTCTTAGCAAAATTTTCCTCAAGAAAAGTTTTTGCATTAGCAATTGCAGTTTCACGAACTGCCTTTGCGTCTGCGATGCTTTCCTTTAATAGATCGCTCATATTAATTTTACCTTTCTTATATTGTTTGTGAAGTTATTATAGAACTCCAAAGAAGATTGATTTTTTGTAGACATCAAATGATTGACGTATTTAATAAATAAATATAATTAAAATGCATAATATATTAAAAAAAATCATATTTATTGTATATGCCTGCTAAAAGTGAAAAACAAGCAAGACTATTCAGATTAGTACGTGGATTACAAAAAGGTGATATATCACCAAATAAAGTATCTCCACAAATTCTTAAAATGGCAAAAACAATCAAACCAACTAGTGTGAATCATTTTATCAAAATTAAAGAAATACTTCACAAATTAAAAGAAGGATACAAAGAAAGTGGATCTGAATATACTCTTAGTAAGGCAAAAGAAATCATTGATAAACCGTTTGACCAAGTATTAAGAGAAAATGTTGGTCTACCATTTAATCAAAAAGAATTATTAGTATTTCAATCCAAACAAAATGGATTTGCTGGGTTTGGAAAAACAAATTTTATACACAAAAGAAGCACCGGTGAAATCATCGCGGATATACATAGTAATGATTCTTCAAAAAAATTTGTCTTCAAAAAGTTAGCCAATAATCAAAATAAAGGTCTTTATAACTATGCTTGTTTTATCAGAATTATGTCAGATGATACAGATAAACCTGAAGATAAAGTGTTTTATACACTAAGTAATATTTTTGAAGATGATGAATCTGGGAAAACCAAAGTCTTATCAGACTTTATTGATAGAATTAACTCATATGGCCTATAATTATAATCCAAAATTTAAAAATTACATTGAATCACAAGATAGTAATTTGAAATTTATTATTAATAAAGATAGAGATAATCATGATTTTAACTATAGACCTACAACTATGAAAATGAAAAACTTTCTTAATGTAGAAACTGAAGATAATCCTAAATATAAAATAATGGATATCGATAATCCAAACGGATGGTCATTTAATGAACTTGATACATTAGGTCACATGGGGTTCAAAATGGATAATGACTATGATATGACCTGCGAAGTAGAGATTCCATCACTTGAAATGGAAAATGAAAAACAATTTGTTAAGATTTATAAAGAAGAAGACGGATATGTTTTAGAAACAACTCGTCGTTACGTATTTGAAAGTTTTAATAAACTATTGGAATTTATTGATAATATTCCAACAAAGATATTTTAATTAGGTTGGTCGATATCTCTTGAAGAAACAATGCTAACTGAATCAGGTCTACCTTGTACTTGATACGATTGAGGAGATTCCGTAATTGGATCCGCAATCTCAAAATAACGTTCTAGTTTCATACCGATTTCTTCATAAAGCATTTCAAGTTTGTGTTCTATTTCTTTAATCTTTTGTGATTCTTCGTAAAGTTTACCGGCCATCCTCTTTACTTCTTTCATATCACGTTCAACCATCTTAGCTTCCATCCAATCACCACACTCCTTTAGTGTGTAACGCTCGGCTAAATTAATCACATCAATAATTTTATGTGCTGTTTCATAAATAGATTCAGCCTTTAAGCTCTTGCGATATTCATTATAAGCTTTGATGGTTTCATATAGCTTTACTTTTTCTTCTTTTGTAAGAGGAGTATAAGCAACTTCGGTTGAATTCTCTACTAGATGTTTTAGCTTTATCATATGAATATAAATATTAGTTAAATTACAATTCGGAAAGAATATTATGAATTAATCTTTCTGCATTTGTATAAGGATTTACGATAATTTTATTATCTACACTTTCGTTGATTTTACCTTGTGGATACATGAATGCACCTTGTGTGCTTGGATTGCTTACAAAGTCAAAAGCAATTAAATCAAAATCATCTTGTACAATATCAGCACCTTCACGCATATCTTTCTTTACACTACCTAGACCACGACTACTAATACCCAATAGAATACCAGATTGTAATAGATCTTTTAAAATATTACCACTGGGTGTAGGAAGAATTTCTACAGTACCAACCAAATCTTTACCATCCCATCCCATGTCAACAATGTTATGGCTAACATTCTTTAAATTAACAACGGACGATTCTGGATGGTCAAGTTCGCCCATAGCACGACGTTGCTTTACAAAGTTTTCCATATACTTGTCAGCTTCACGTTTTAATACGTCTTCTGGATATAAACGACCATTTTGGTTCTTTGCGTCAGCACGTTGTAATACTCCACTAACTAATAATTTGCCGTCTTTTAAAGACTCATTTAATGAAGTTTTTTTAAATTTGAATGGTAATACATCAATTAATATTTGTTTCATATTAAGCAGTAGGTTGAGTTCCTGGTGGCTTTTCACCAGCGGTTTGTTTAGCAACTGCAGGCTCGTCAGATGTTACAACATTTGATGGTTGTGTAACAACTTGTTTATTTGGATCAACCAAAGCCTTTGATTTAGCAATTTGATATTGATCTTTAGGTTTCACATCTGCCTTTCCTAAAATTCTGATTTTAAATCCTGGTTTAATAAAGAACTTAGCAACTTTTTGTTTACTTTCTTCACGACCCGTTATTACAATTACATATCTATCATAATAATAATCAATATTTACTCCTGTAACGTTGATTGTATAATCTGCTTCTGGTTGTTTATATCCCTTACTAGCACGCACAACTATCTTTTTATCCAAAATAGCATCTTGAATTTTTCTTTGTAAATTAGTCTTTAATTGTTCAGTACTATCCTTTAATTTTGAATCAAAATCTGTAAAATCGGTTTGTACATTATACGATTGAACATTTATATCTACATTTGATGTTTTTGGTTTTGTTGCGACTGGATTAGGTTGAGCTGTTGACGCAGCGGTTGCTGGTTCCGCAACTGGTTGACCTTCAACTTCATGTTGTAATTTATAAATTAAACCACCAACGCCTTCTTTACGTATTTTTTTGACAAGTTTAATAGCTTGTTCGGTCATTGGCAATTGACCTTGTTCATGACCTGCTAAACCAGGATCCAATTCAGGATCACCATGTTGTACTAAACCATTTTGATCTCTATAGGTAGATACTGGTTCAATATTTTGAGCAGGTGTTACATAAGCTGGTTCACTATACATTTGATTTTCCAACTTATAATTTTGACTTTTTTTAACTTTCTTAGTAGGTGTAAATCCGGCTTGATGTACAACGCTTGGTCTAGCACCTTTTCTATTAAAAGCAAATGGTGTAGTACCAATATCACCACCCATATGCGCTCCGCCTGTAGCAACGCCCATAGTGCCCGTTGTACTAGCCTCATTCTTCTTTAACTCGGCATCTACCTGATTTTCTATTTTTTCACGATAAATTTGAGCATATTTTTTTACAACTTCTCCAAACGAATCGCTAGACTTTTTAAGATGATTTTTCATTTTGAATCTTATTCAGTTCCTCAATTAATTCATATGCAGTTAAGAGTGATGTCAATTGGTTTTCTTTTACCAATCCATTTATGGTTTTATTTGAAAGTTGTGTAATAGTCTCGTTTAATTTAATCTTAATAATATCATTATTAACAATCTTAGATGAACTTTCTTTCAATATACCAGATACTCTTTTGTATTCAAGATTCACAAATTCAGTAAATTTATTTGTATTTGATACATTTGTGATATATTCTTTCAACAAACGTTTTTGGTCAGGTAGTAAATTACTATACTTTTTGTTGAAGTTTTCAATTAGGAACTTATAAGCAATCAAACGAACTTCAGCAGTTTGAGAACTATACAAATCAAGTGGTTGTGATTCATTCTTTTTTATCTTAGTCAAATTCTCAACAACATATTCTCTTGATTCGATTAATTCTTCCACCCCAAACTTTACCTCATTAACATTTTCATTTTCAAACAATTTATATATTGATGCATACAACTTATAATTTGGAATCTTATTCTTTAGGAACTCATCGATATTATACTTTTCTTTTATTTCTTTTACCAAATTATACTTTTGTTTATTTAATTCACGACTATTAATCTTAGAACGAGTCTGCAAAACAACATCTAAAATACGATCTGCCGATTCTGGATTCCTAGAAGATTGTGATGATATAAAGTTGTATAATTGGAACTCTTTACCCAACTCCTTTGACTCGTTGAAATAATTGAACATTAGATTTTTCGTGAATGTTTCATCACGTCCGGCAAGAATATCAGACGTTATTTGTCGGGTAAGTAATTCAAATAGCACTCCGCTATTTTTAAACTTAGAATGTTTCGCTTTCTTATGCATAAGTTCCAATTAAATATAAATATATGTAAAGATTAAAATTATTCGCTATTTATACTTTTCTTTTATTCTTTTATATTATTTTCGTCCATAAAAGATGGTTTTTTTACAGACTCTTTCAAAACTTCCTTGGTTTCGAAATCTTTTAACAAAACCGACAATGACTCTAGCGACAACGGTGATTTATTTTTATATTTGTGCGTTGGTGATAAATCGCTAACTCTCTTGTTTTCTAAATTACCAAATGGGTCTTCTCCGAATGGGTATTTACTAGCATCCTTTCTACCAGTTTGATCTCTTTTCTTTTCAGTTAATTTTGGAGTTTCACTTCCACCACCAGATGATTCTGGGGGTGTACCACCAGCCTCACTGCCAGACTCAGTTCCTCCAGTTTCGCCACTACCCGCATCTCCACCAGTATCAGTGCCTCCAGATTCTTCTCCCTTTGATTTTAAGAATGCTAAAGCTGGATCATTACCATCTTCTTCAATTTGTTTAAATCTATAAATTCCTTTAGCATCATCGATTAATTGTTTTTGTAAATTAATCATATCTTGCTCAGACATGCTAAATACGTTATCATAAATCCATTTTTTGCTGAACAATTTTTGTTCTTGCATGTCTTTGGCTACTTCTACTTTGCTTTTCCAAACATCAATCTTTTCCTTTTCAAAGATAGTAGATGGGTTTGTTAATTGTAAACTAAAGTCTACCAACGATTCATCTCTATATCCTTGACTATACAAATGAATTACCGCAATCTTGTTCAATTCACTAACAATAATACGTTGTACACGTTGAATTGTTCTAGCAAAACGAATATCTTCAGCCGCCAATGTAGCCTTACCAGATAATGATTCATCATACCCCAAGAATGCCTTTGGAATCTTAAGTGCTGACATCATCTTATTGCGTAGATATTCAATATCATCTGTACCTGTCCATTCTAGTCCAGGCAAATTATCAATACTTGTACCACTATCGCCACCACGAACTGGTAGGAAAAAGTCTTCAACCATGTTTTGAAGGTTAAAACGTAAATTATAGTCACCAGTTTGTTGATCCAAATATGGAGTCTTTTTCATTTGCGCAATAATTCGTTCCATGTGATTATCAACTTCATTTGGAGGAATATTACCAATATCGACTTTAAAAATACGTTTTTCTGGAGCACGCATGATGCGATGAATCAACATTGCATCTTCCATTAAACTCAATTGTTTCCAAACACGGCGAGCACCTTCTAACATACTCTTACCATAAGGTAAGAAGTTACTATCACTCAGTAAACGAAAGTGTGCAATTTGATAGTTCTCAAGATCTTCAATTTTATTACCATATGGAAGATTAACTTGAAACTTAACAAAATTCTTATTTTGTAGATGTGCATTTTCAATACGAGTAACATAATATGAACTAAGTGGTTCAACCATGTATACGCCATATTCTGGACTGATATGTAACCTTAAATAAAAATCGCCATACTTGACCATGCTACGAGTCCAAGACCAAAGATTAAACTCAATATTAAGAATATCATAAAATAAATTGTTTAATATTTGTTTGATATCATCATTCGAAGATTGAACAGAGATAATGTCACCCAATTCATTTTTACTTGTACATTCATCCGAATAAATGTCTAATGCAGATGCGAGAATTGGATCCATATCCATTGTATCATAATCGCGAAATAGTTCTACACGACTACTTTGATAGCTAAGATTAAAGTCACGGGTATATTGATTATATGCGGTAGTTCTAAGACGATTAAAACGATCTCTTAAACTATTACGATCTGTAGCATATTGAATTTCATCAGTGTCAATTACCTTTAATTTCTTACCACCAATATTACGTACAATAACATCATTACTAAAAAGACGTTTTAATCTTGCAAAAAGCGATCTATTCTTTAATTCTTGAAATGATTTATCAGTCATATCTTACCGCCATATATATAAGTATTTATAACAACCAAGTTAAACTTTCTTTTTTACTGTTTATATTAGCATTTGGGTTGAAATCCCACCCTTCTGTAGGAGAACCAAATGGTTTTGTTAATATAGGAGAATTATGAACGCTGGATACTTTACTAATGCCTGCTAACATTTGTCTATTGTAAGCAATCTGATCATTTCTAAGTCTAAGTGCAGTTTCACGTACCCATAATCCTATTCCCATAGACATTACCAAATCATCATTGTAGCCACGTAGTGCTTCTGCTTTTGGTCCATTCCAAATAAAAACATTCAACTCTTCATATAATCGTTTCGATTTAATAATTACTTGTTTTTGTCTAAAAAATAACTCCAAATTACTTACAACTAATGGTCTGTTTTTAGTAGTTGTAGTAAATCCAGCAACCATCTTTTTATCTTGTGCATGTAATTTGTTGCTATATGTTTTTTCCACATCCACAATTGTGAGATCACTTGAACTATAAAACGTATGAGGATAATTTCTGTCAATAATCTGTTGAAGTGTACCCCAACCAACGTTATTGTTTTCTACAACTAATAGTGCATTATTATATTCAGTAGCAATAGTTACTAATAGATTGCCATAATCTTTTGTAGTTAATTGCCCTTTATATTCTGCAACTTGTTCCATAGTATCAACATCTATAACATGAAAAGCGCTGAAATCTGCACCATCGCCTCTAGCACAATCAGCTGTCACTAAATAATTCTTGCTATAATTTGGGTAATCCCATATCCATAAATCTTGATTATTACCTCGCCTTTCTATAGGATCTTTTATGTATGTTTGTTTATAAAATTCCAATACATCAACACTAACTACTTGATTGCCTGATGTACTAAAATCACAATCACATTCTTGCGCAGCACCCTTTACACCTGATAATTCTGTCTGATTATCTCTCCACGATTGATCTCTTTCTGGATGTAAATGCCATGGCAATTTTATTGTTTTGAATCCTTTTTTACCAGACTTTTCGTTTTCTTCCGATTCAATCCATGTTTTATGAAAAAAGTTACCAACGCCGTTCGGTGTACTTAATATAATCGATCTACCACCAGTAGATAAAGTATATTGTGATGATAACCAAATTTCTTCTATACCATCAATAAACGCAGCTTCGTCTATAATTAACAATGATAATGCTGATGAACGACCTGCTGTGCCAGCCGATGAGACAGCTTTAATTTGTGATCCATTCTTTAATCTCAGTGACAATCTATTATCTTCCACACATGGCACTTTTAACCAACTAGGAAGATTATCATTAGCAAATCTTACCTTGGTAACGATTTCCTTTGCGGTTTCCTGTGTTATACTAATACATAAAATATTCTTATCATTATGGAATGTCATTAACCATAAACTATAAGCAGCAGTAAGAGTGCTAATACCCATCTGACGACTTTTAAGAACAATGTTCAATTGATTATCAACAAAGTCTTGTAATGCCTTCTCTTGAAATGGATACAATTCAAATCCAACTGTACCACGTATGGGATGTTGAATCTTTACATACTTCTTTATGAAGTATATAGGATTTTCAATACATTTTTTATATTCTTGCTTTATTATCTCTCTTAAGTTTTGCTGACTCATATTTTGTTTCTAATTCACTAATCTCAGCATCTATATTTTCTAATCTTTTTACTACGGCTGTTAAGTCTAACTCTATATTTTCACGGATTTTTGACATATCTGGCACTCCTTCCCAATGTTCTATAGATCCATCTTCTTCAAGAAATTCAACTGGTTTATTATGATTTTGGTCACACCAGTTTTTAGCCTCTTCAAATTTATTCTTATAATCCAACAATGCTGATTTTATATTCTTGAGTTCACGGATTTTGTTGAATGTATCCCAAATACCCAATTTTTTAAGATGAGTTTCTTCATTTATAAAACATTCATAACATAATCCAGACTTTGGCCATGTTCTATCATCCAAATAACTACCCCATCGAACATCCATATTGCAGTGTTTACAACGTTGTTCCACAACGATTGATGCTCGTTTTGAAACACGGCGTTTACTACCATTTTTCCAAATCCACTTCCGTCCCTGCCCATCCTCCCACTCATCACCTTCTTTGCGTTTACTATTTTCAAGATTAGAATCATAACCAACTTGCACGAATGGACGATTACCATCCACGTAATCTTTAATAATATCGAGATTGCTTTTACCTAATGCTCTTTTCATAACAAATATGTATTTATTTTATTTACCAAAACCACTTTGTAGTCCCCTAATAATGAAACTACCAGTTATTTTAAATGGCTTACTATGAATACTTGGATCTCTTACAACAATGCCTTCATGTTTTTCTAGATCACCAATTTCACTAGTAGCATTCTTGAGAATTTCATCGCCCAACTTGATTGTAGTAATATAAACAATAATATCATTAACTATCTTGTCTATGTCTTGACCCTCAAAATCTCGCGTAATATTTTTACTTGCAGCTGCTTTCTGAAATTGTTCACGGGTAATTAACGGTGTTTGAATAGTCACATTAGTCAACCAATCTTTCAAACTCTTGGTTACTGGTTTTCCTTGAGGATACAATGTAACTTTTTCGCCCAATGGTTTTGAAAGATTTGGACGAGTTTTGAATTTAGTATCAACACTTCCTAATACTTTAAATCCATATTTCTTAGCAACCAAATTCAACTTATTGATATAAGATTGCATTGCGGTTTTATCATAAGAAATTTCAGTAGCTACTCTTGATTTGACACTACCGTCTTTACCAAATGTCTTTGGCTTTATTTCTTTTAAACCATGAATTGCCAAAAAGTTACCAATGTCTTCGTATCCAAGAACGTTTGTTTGTCCTTCAACATATTCAATGTTCAACAAAATGTTTGGATTGTTCAATAACCCAAGAGCTTTCAATTCGTTTTGAGTTGTTGGTATAGCTTCATCAAATATTTGAATGACTCTGGTACCAATCTTAATGAACCCATGTTCTGAACCTGTTTCTTGATTTGGTAAAAATCTAGCACTTAGATCTTGTGGGCGCATTCCCTTAATGTCTAGTGGTTTCGCACTACCACGGTCCATCACAAATTCTCCATTGACTAAACGAATACTAGCATTGACACCATCAATCTTGACACTACCAGTTCCTTTCTCCAACGATGCGATTGACTTTTGAAAAACGTTTATAAATTCTTTTGCAGTAGATGTAAAATCAAATGGATGCTCCATATGACCACCAGCACCACCTTCTTTGAGAACTTCCGACAAAATATTACTTAGCTTTATCATGGTTTAATAAATGTTTTTTCAAATGTAGACACACCCTTCAAATAAGAACGAGCAGTTTCATCAAGCGCGTTATCTGTAAATTGCCAATTCCAAAATAATTGATCAGGCGTTTTAAATCCAAAAAATTCTAGAACATTTTTTTGAATTTCTGCTACATCTTTACCATTCCAATTTTGTCCCACAGCAATAAATCCGGCGTCAATATCTTTTACAATATTTTTTTCTCCTAGAGTTGAATGTCTATTTTCAATCCAAGTTAGTCTTTCTATAAGTTTTTGATAATAACTATTAGCTTGACCCCATCTTATACTAGCAAAAAATACTACACAATCGCTTTCAAATAATTCTTTACTAATTTTCCATAATTCATCACTTTTATCATTGTAACTTGCCCAACAACGATGATATCCACTTGGATTCTGATCTTTGTTTTTTAATAAAGAACCAATCGTTCCACAATGATTACCACCAAACTCTTTGTTACTACTTACGTTACCTTCACATGGAACAATATGCAACTTAGTAGTGTCAATTAAGGTTACCTTTTCTTTGCCAAGTAATTCTTGAATTTTGATAGCTAGTTGGCTACTTTTTGGAACGTCTTCTTTGTGTTTGACCCATCTGTTGCTAGTGGTTAATAATAAAATTTTGTTTTTACTACGTAAATAATCTATGGTTTTCTTGTATTTTTTGGCATACAAGTCCATATCTTGCTCGCTAATTGGTAACTTAGCTTCTATTAGTAGGTCTGAAAGACTAATCATCGCTTATAAATATGTAAATTATAATAAAAATAATATATATAAACAAAAAACCCCCGGCTTTTTAGGGCCGGGGTTCTTGTTTAATTTATGCTTTATTCACCGAAACTAGCACCAGTTGGTAGAATGTTGAAGTCAAGGATAATGAATTCAGCAGTTCTAGCTGGTTGGATGAAGATTTGACCATAAAGGATATTTCTATCAATTAGGTCAGGTGTATTGTTTTGTTCATCCATCTTAACTTGATAAGCATAGATACCATTACGTTGTTGTACAGATTCTAAATATGGATTTACGATACTCAAGAATCTATTACGTGTAGCAGCTACGTTTTGTTCGAATACCAAGTATTTGCTTGAACTTGCGATAAACTTCTTCAAGTTAATCAACAAGCGACGAACATTGATACGATCCAAAGCGCTTGGAGCAATTTGTAGAGTCTTTTGACCCCACACACAGATACCTTGACCTGGAAAGGCTGCGATTGGATTTACACGACCTTCGTACAATTCATCACGTTCACTATGTGTAGTTCTATCCAGAACTTGTACAGCGATTGGAATACCACCACGATTTAGACCAGCAGGAGCATACCATTCAGCAGATGCATTATCGTTAGCAGCATAAACTGCTGGTAATACCACTGAAGGAGGTACACTAATAATCTTGTTGGTATTAGTATCTAGAATCTTTACCCATGGATAATATGTAGCAACATAGTTACTATCAATTGTAGCGACTGAGTTGACGGCGGCATCAATCAATCCGACAGTTTGGTTACTTGCTGGGAACACGACGTTATCCATGATATAGAAACAATCACCACGAGCTTCGCACATATCGATTGTAATTTCAGTTACGTAGCTGTGTTGTTCACGGAAGATGCCAGGCAATACAATCAAGTTGATATCAAATTCATCCGCATTACCTAGAGCAGCGATACATTGTTTGTATGCAATACTACCTGGGCTATTGATATTTGTACAATCTAGACCTTGTGTATTACCAGCGGTAATATCACTTCCTAGAGCGATTGGAATTGATGGCCATTTACCATCAAATCCACCTTGGAATCCCACTAGGAACTTACGTAGTTTTACGTATGTAGATTCATTAACTGGATCATAGTTACTTGGAATACTACCACTCAGGGATGGATCTAGTAGTGAACCAGTACCATTTGCATAGAACTTGGCGTTTTGAGTACCTCGAGTCTTGTCTTCCAAGTCAAAGTCAATATTTATACCATTTACGCTACTTGGCAATGGTTTGAAATATTCGTCGGTATCGTTATATACACCAACATTTGCTGAAGAAGTTGGATACAAAGATACCAATTCATCGTCGGCTTGAGGTACGTCGTTGAATACTGTACCACAACTATATTTACCAGGCGCTAGAGACCAGATACTTGCTTTGCTATATCTGACCGGAGGAATAATATCTGCTAAAGTACCAGCGACTGGAGTAGAATATGATTCAAATCCATATGGTACAGATACTTCTGGATATAAACCATCAGCCATTTCAATTCTGATGAATTGACTCAAGTTAACATATGTACCAAATTCGATGATTTTACCAGCGAATGTGATGTATGCGTAACGATCACCAATTCTACGTGCAATGAAGTTTGCACTATCAGGATTTAAATTCAAGTTTTGATAAATTTCCAAATACTTTGGACGTTTATCTGTGTCACTATAAGCACGAACTGCAAGTGAGAATGAACCCCAATCACTACCTGGGACTGTACCAGCCAACTTAACGTTGCTGATTTCAATCTTGTATTTCTTGTTACTCAACGTACCATCACTTAGTGTATGTATCTTGAACAATTGATACTTGGTTGGTACTGCGGATTCATTTGCACTACCTCTAAATGGAGCAATCTTTTGTGAGTAGATCCATGGAGTATATGCATTAGTGATACTAAATTGACTATCACCCGCAGTAAGATTTGTGCTGTATTGGTCAACAAACTTTAATGGTTCACCAATTGCAAATCCAGCTTCTGGAGCTGTATTTGCTAGCAACTTCCAACCACCGCCTTCAGCACTTGGACGAGTCTTTTCAGCGACAAATCTTTGAATACTATCTTGGAACAACATGTAGTTGTAAGCAGCTTCTACTTTTTGACCAGCAACTTGTTTTGCTGGGTTACCAGCGGTTGGATCAAATCCAAATACATTTCCAACGAAATTATTATCACTCTCATTTAGGGTGAAGTCATAATAACCATATGTTCCTGCACTTGTGGTACCATCATCATTTGCGAAGCTATACTTTAAGATTAGTTGATATGCATTTTCATTTGGATTAATCAATCCCTTATATGGGAATACTGAACTTGTTAGTTGACTTAGTGTTGATGTATCAAAACCATATACTTCATATCTATTGTTGAATTGTGAAGAAGCATTTTGAGTATTATTCAATACTGCCAATACCATCTTGCTTCTTGCAGATGAATTTGGGTTACATGGATCACCACCAGATGTGTCTTGATTTGTGAATGTACCATCAAAATCACCATAAGCACCAGCTACTAGACCCAAGAATTGTAGACTTGATCCACAGGTGCTTGCACCTCTAATAGACTTGAAACTTGCACTATGTAGTGATAATGTACCATTTACATCAAATGTGGTTGTATCATAATCCAAACTTACCTTCGCACTTGAAGTCATAGATGCGGACAAATAAGCTACCGTTTCAGAGCTTTCATTAAATGCCGTAGCAATCTTAGTCTCGGGTGTTACGTTTTGGTTTTGTACACTAGAGGTCAAATAATAGTATCCAGCAAAAATTCCTGCTGTTGGCGTTGTACCGGTGATCTTTCTTAGCAAATATGTATTTGCGCCCGATGAATTGGTGGTGCTAACAGTACCCAGTGTTACTTGTTTACCCGCGTATAGTACTGATCCACTCAAAAATCCACCCGTACCATTATAATTACTATAATAAACCGCTGTTGCTGCTTTTGGTGCGAACTTACCACTTACAATACCATTTACTCTTAAACGTGATGTATCATGTCTGTATGTAAATACTGCGTCTGACTTTGAACTGCTAATACTAGCATTGCTAAAGTCTAAAGCGCAATCAGCTGGATATCTACCGAAGACTAATCCAAATGTAACATTATTACTATTCAATGTATAAGATTGAGTTAAATAATTATAATATGCACTAGGTAAAAACGAAGATGAGAATGCAATTGAATATTTGGTGGCACCTATAGAAGCAGATATATTTCCTGCTATTTTGTATTTTTGATAATCAAAGTTTGCTAGGACATATTCAGAAGATCCACCTGATGGTTGAACTTTGTATCCTTGTTGCACTACAGATGCGCTGAAGATATAAGAATTGTTCGTTGTAGTAATTTTAAACAATTTACCTTTACTACCAGACGATGCTAATGAGGCTGACAACGTATTACTATTTGCGATAGTTGGCCAACCAATTGATACTAGGAATTGTTGAATTTCCAAATTAGTAGCGCGGGTTACACTTAATGATGATGATATTCTACCAGTAGTACCAGCTAATCCTTTAATACCTGTTGTACTTGACTTAAGTTCTGATGAACTATATTCTAGAATTAAATTTGAAGAATAATTATCACTATCCAAAAACATGAATGATGCGGTAGTCAATGCACCCAAATCACTATTTCTGTTCCAATAACCTGGCTGAGCATAGATGACCAATGGGTTTTTTTGCCAGTATCCGGTCAAACCACCAACACGAACAACAGTTACCACACCTTGTTGTAACAAGTATTCTTTAGCGGTATATGGACCATAATATACCCCATCTGCTAATCCAAATCGTTGTTCAAGCTCCGCAACCTCTGTAATTCTGGCTGGGAAAAATGCGGGTCCGTCTGAAAACGGTGCTACTATAGCACCTCCGATATTGGCTACACCTTGGGCTAGCCCCGATAGATCATTTTCTCTAGTAAATACACCAGGACTTACTATATTTTGTACTGGTGAAAATCTCCCACCTTCTGTTATTGGCATAATTTAATCCTTTCAAATGTTATTTAATTTATAAATAGTGCCAAAAAAACTGAACACGTTACTATTTATATAACTTTTAAATTTTACCAACTAATTTTTTTATTATATCAATTGACGGAATTTTCTCCAACTCATTTTTTAGAAATGAGTATTTGAGGTTATATTTTTGTCTGGAGATTTCATAATTATCATAATTTTCATTAAAAAAAGTTAAATTTATACCATATTTAAAACGTGTGTTATTTACTTTATTAAATAAATCAATATACTTAGTCCACACGTTTGCTTCATCAATATTATCGGTCTTCAAGTTAAACATAAAATTGAAATCTGATATTTTAAAATTATACTCATCTATACATTCTACACCAGTATCCATATCAAACGCATATAATTTTATAGAATCAAATTCTAAAGGAATGAATTCTGGTTTTGTATACCAATATCCAAATTTTATATTTTCTGTGGAATAGTATTGATTTGTACTACTTTTCATTACATAGTGTAATGCATGGTTGATATATTTTTGGGGTACATTATAGAAGTTTAACCTCTGTACGGAAGTGATATAATCTATTTTAAAATAACCATTTTTAGAATTCATACTAATTTATAAATTTTATTGTTAATAATTAAAAGATCTACAGTACCTTCAGCCAAATGTTTTAGTGCGTGATTTGGTGAATTGATAATAGGCTCTCCATGACCATTAAAACTTGTATTCATTAAAACGGGTATTTTAGATCGATGATTATAAGCGGAAAGTATCTTATGAAATAGAGAATGTCTATATTTATTTACAACTTGTGGTCTAGCTGTATTATCATAAAAATTTATAACCGCCGGTATTTTATTGGCCCATTGTTCTTTTACGGTATAACATAAAGTCATAAACTCTGCAGTTCTTTTAGATTTATATACATAGCATACATCCTCAATGTATTCTTCCATGACTATAGGTGCGAATGGCATAATATCGTCACGTTTTAATCTTTCATTTATATATGCATGAGTTTCTTTTCTGGTTGGCTCTACAACAATAGAACGTGAACCTAAAGCTCTTGGACCATATTCTGTAGCACCATCAAATATACCAATAACTTTACCATCAACCAGATAGTCTCCAATTTTATTAAAATCTAAATCTTCGGATGCTAGTGTCTTTCCAAAATTGGATTGGAAATTATCAATATCAATTTGTGTGTCTTGATATGATGTTTTATTACCAAGAAATACATTATCAATTCTTCTATTTGTAAACACACCCAATTCTACAGCATATGCAATTGCTGATCCAAGAGATAATCCTTCATCATTCATAGCAGGATATACCCACATCTCTTTAAATGGTAATAATTCGTTTATCTTTTGGTTGATTTTAACATTTGCAAAAATACCACCTGCTAAACATAGATTATCAAATGGTCCATACTCATCGTAATATTTCTTTATAAAATTAAGAATAGTAATTTCGCTGATATATTGTAGATTGTATGCTAAATCTCTTTTTAGATTCAAAGCATCTTCTTTTGATAGTGTTTTCAACAATGTGGTGTACTTTTCCTGAATCATACACGATGCTTTTAACATATCGTTTTGCACAAAGAAATTCAATGTATCAAATATCTTTTGATTGAATTTTCCCTGCGCAGCAAGACCCATAATCTTACCCTCGTCTTTAATAGGAGTAAGACCAAATATCAAACACATCAAAAACCAAAGATTAGCAACGCTTCCATTTTTAACACGTTCACCAATTTCAATTAGTTTACCATTTTTAACAATATAACATGCAGTTTGACTATCGTTTTTTGCCTTCCACGGATTATAACGATCATAATTTTCTTTATTCAATATTGTCCAATCATCATCGCCACAATCGCCACCATCATATGCAACGATTAATGTATTTTCGTTAAAGCCGGATGTATAATAAGCACCGCATGCGTGTGCATATTCGTGTCCAATAGTTCTAAGTTCTCTGTTATTTACAATATCACGCAAAAATTTATGTTCTGTAGCTATAGGTTTAGCACAAGCAAATTTTACGTTTGGATCGTTAATATCAAAATTAAAGTTTTTTTGTAAAGCATCTAGACTATTGATTGGGAATATACAACCTGCGTGTGCTGATTTAACTCTTGTGAATCTTTCTTCGGAATAACAAGCTAATATTTGATTATTCTCAATTAAAGCAACGCCAACATCATGTGGTCCTATGTAGCTACCTACTATTTTCATAAATTATTATCTTTAATTAGACGATCAATTGTTTCTATAACCATTTGTGGGGTGATAGATTTTGTACATTCAAATATTTCCTTTTTCTCGGACTTCGGACACCACATCCAATTACCCCTATCAAAATAATTATCATTCCAACAACCAGTACATACATTTTTATTTTGCACACGATATGGAGTTTCAAACTCTGTATAATCATATGAAAATCCACTAATCAATATGGTTGGCTTTTCTAATGCCCATGACAACCACGATAATCCCGATGGTAAACCTATAAAAAATGAGCTGTGATATATTTGATTCATACGATCACTCAATGGATGATCACCTGTTAAATCAATAGCATTTTGAGGTATAACATTCATATTGTCGCCATTACCCCAACTATAATTTTTATCTATACAAACAACATCAAATCCTTTAGTCTTCAAGTATTCGATAACAATTTCCCAACCTCCTTTGTGATTCCAATACTTACATTGTGATGTACTTTGTGTAGCAATAGTCACGGTAGGTTTTGTAAATGTCGAAGGCTTTAATGGAAAATCTAACAAAGGTCTTTCTGGAACATATGACAAACCTAGATAATCGGAAACTATCTTTTGTAGAGGCTCTTTTCTTATATCAGTCTTACATCTATTGGTATTGATGGTTTTATCATCCACATACCAGCCTGGTTTATATGTAGCAAACATTTCTGGACCGGATTCATCCATATTCAAAAATTTGATATTCTTATATTTCTTTTCGAAAAATGGACGTAGATTTGGAATCTTTACGTACAAATTACACTTATGTTTTACTCTGAATTGTTCAGTTATAGGCATCCAACACAACTGATCACCCAACGCTGGTGTATCAAATTGAATCAAAACATTTCTATCTGTCAAATCTAAATCGTAATCTAGTAAAGTCTTGCCTGTTAAATTGCTTTTTACTGAAATATTAAATGGAATATAATATGCAAAGTCACATCTTCCCCACCAACCATCTTTGAGAGTTGTGTTATATAGAACTTGATCGGTTACCCTGTTTTTAAATACCACATCAAACGATTCATCTTTATTAACACAATTTGTTATTTCTATACACGCATTATCATTGAATGAATAGTTTATATTAGCTGTAATGGTTGCTTGATTAGTATTCTTATCCAATGTGTCGTATATGTTGACAAATTTATTTGCAAATAACTTATCAATATATTCATCGTATAGTTCTATTAACTGATCTGATCTCTTATCATAAGAATTATTTTTTGCAGCTTTTAATGCCTCTGTATGATAGCGTTCATAATTGCTAATAACTTTTCCAATAGCATCTTTGATTTGTTTGGTATTTCTATCAACCACAATCATACCTTCGTATTTTTTGTCTTCAAATGTTCCTACTACAGGAAGACCACAAGCCATAGCTTCCAACAAAGTTAGATTTGGATGACCGGCTTCCAGTTCTGATGCGTGTATAAAAACATCATGGTTGTTATATAACTCTATCAATCCATTTTCATCCAGATCAAATACTTTTGTCAGCTTTTCATAATTGTTTAATGACGACTCCAATGTTTCAAAAAATTTCCTGTTGTTACTTGGACCGGCGATTGTGATAGGTAGGTTTAATTCTTTAGCCGCCTGTATTGCAAACTTAAAACCTTTTCTATCGGCTGATTGATTGTTCGCATAACCATTATTAGCTACACATAATAGTTTATAGTTTTCTCTATTATAGTTTTTGTATTTAAAAGTATCTGTATTAACAGCATGCGAAAAATATCTTAATTTTTTACTACCAAAGTAGTCAACTAGATATTTTGCAGGACATGTTGATATAATACTATTTTCTATAGCCTTTAAATTCTCTTTAAATACTGGAGAATCTTTACCATAAAGATAAGCATGATGATCGTGTAAAGTAAAGATGTATGGAATACCACGTTTATGACATTCATTTGCTAAATTAGCGACATGTACGTGAACAATAGTATTGTCATTATACTTTATATCGTCCAAAAATTTGATCTCACATTCCAATCCTTTTTTGTTTAATTGAAGATAATAATCCCAAATTATTTTTTCTATAGCACCCCAACCATTAGGAGGAATAGGCAATAAACCCAAATGTACTTGTATTACTTTCATGATTATTTAGCTGTGAAATGTCCGTTATTCTGCAAATCCTCTAGTTTAGAAAACACCTGTACTACTTCTTTTACCATGTTTTTGTTTTCAGAGTCGTACAAAGCGTTTACTACTTTATACACGTTGTTTGGTTCAAAATCAACCTCAATATGCCACCAACCTTTGGTTTGTATTTCATTTTGTGATTCTCGTATCAACACATCATTCTTGTAAACAGATATTCTATTGTATTTTTTATCTATTTTGTTATTGAAACTACTCAAACAAACAAACTTAGAAGTATTAGTCATTGGCAAAACTGACAAATATTCACACATAGAAAACATATTGATTTCACTATTACTAAAGAATGACTCTTCGTTGTTGTTAGTATCTATGTATAGATCTTTTTTATGATCCAACACTCTGTTATAATAGAATTGTTCTAAACCATTTGATATATTCTTCTCTTTAACAAACATCTCATATGATATAGGTGTGAAATACTCAAAATGATCCAGATAAAAATCCGTGTTAATAGCATGAAATACCGTTTTGATTGTATCTCCTTCAAGTGCTTTATCATAGAAAAAGAAACCTTTCTTGGTCTTCAATAAATTCTTAATAAAATCTAATTTATTAAAATCTTTTTCGTTTACAACCACATCGTAGTTAAAAGCAAATACATTCTTGTATCCCAATTTATTTGCGAGTGATATACCATTGTAATAATTTAATGCGACACCCAACCCATGATATATGTTCGCACCACATGATGGTAAGTGTACTCTTATATCGTGATATTGATTAACCAACGACCAATTCGCATAAAAATTGTGTATTATAGACGGATTGTTTTTATCATATATACAATAATCCACCAACGATTGTAACTCTTGACTGACTGGATAATGTGATGTTAATATTACTTTATACCCTGCCTTCTGAATCTGTTGAATGGCTTTTATTGTAGTATCTTCTACTATCTTATAATTTGGATGTGTAGAAATAACCGCAATAAATTCTTTATCATCAACTCGTTCACTTGTTTTAACGCCTATCAATTTATTACGAATCAAATCTACATTATTATTAAAACTAGATTCATCAAGATAAGAAATATTATCATAACATGAATATCTATTCAAATAGACTGGTAGATTATAAAACAAACTTGGTATATTATATGAAATAGCTTCTTTAATTACAATTGGCGCGGTTTCTTTATCGTTTGCATGACCACGACTTGTAAACAAAAATAAATCCATACAACTATAAAAATTATGTACGTCTTTTCGTTCACCCCAAACCTTTACATTTTTAGGTAAATCATTTAATAATGGTTCCCAATATGATCTAAAGTTATCGGCCATATTACCAATACAATGAAACTGAACATTTTCATTTTCCATCGCACGTGCATATTCGATAAACTCTTTTTGATTTTTTCTTGGTGTGAATAGACCTACATGCATAACATGTTTTTTACTAGGATCTAAACCCAATTCTTTTAATCCATCATTACGATTCTTACGAGTTCTTACTTCAACTGGATATTCAATAACATCCGATTTAACAGGTAATTTTTTAACATTTTGTTTCTGGAAGTTACTTACAAACAAAAATTGATCAGGCAAAACTCTCTTATTATCTGAATTAAAACTACTATCGTGTGATGTTTCTACTATAAAATAGTTTCGATCTTTATCATAAATTCTGGATGATATAGATAGATCCATAAAATACTCAGGCATTTCTTCAAAGTGAATAATATTCGGTTTTATTTTACTTATCAAATTTATGATATCTTCCTTGTTATCATATAAAGTATAAAACTTGTTTTTACATATATTTTTAATCTGGTCTCGTTGTACGATAAACTTTCCACCTGTTACGTCCGCATATTCAATACAATATACGTCGTATATATCAATCAGACACTTTATCTTCTTTAAAAGAAATTGAGGAAGACCACCGGTGGACAAATGTGGAGCGATAAATAACAATTTTTTCATATTCACTTAATGAAGAATATAGTACCCATATTCTGAGACAATACATAATCTTTGTCGGTCAAAAAATACATTTTATAATTTAAATTGGTCAATCTAGATATTAACATGTTGAGTCTTTCGTCTTTATTATGAAATTCTAAAAAGATAGTATGACAATTTTTAATAAAATCATCGGACGTTGATTCAAAAAAGTCATACTCAGCGCCTTCAATATCCACTTTAAGATATGTTGGGTACTGGAGATTATTAACTTTAGCAAACACTTCAAGATGAATGCCGTCAACAGAACATAAATTTTTATCTTTATTTATGATAGAACATGCAACTGATCCTTGACTTAATCCACCCTCTAGATTACCAAAATTTAGTGATTCAAATGTTTTATAAATGGCTTTTTTATATGTAGATACATTTTTACCATATACATCACAATTATACTTTAGATAATCATATATCAATGGGTTTGGTTCGAATGCATATATGTTTTTAGTATCATAGTTTGAACACATTAAAGAAAAAGCGCCTATGTTAGCACCCAAATCGTAGACTACATCACCATCTTTAACATTACAGAGTTTTTTAAAAGATTCATCGTAGAAAAATGTTTGATATGGCGGATACGTTATATCAATATCATTAGATTTCAACTTTATATTTAATCCAGTATTTTTAAATCTATAGTATTTGGTACAAATTGGTTTAGAGTTTTCATTAAAAAACTCCATGATGATACCGGGATGACATTCCAACTTTGTTATATTTATGGGCCAACTATAACTCCATACATTATGATTGGGGCCCATTTGAACATGAAGCAAGTTGTTAGTTAAATTTGTATCAATACTTTTAAGTATGACAAAAAAATTAACAGATGTATCAAAATTTTTATGAAAATGACACTCTCCATTTTGGTTAATTGTGAAACTTAAGTTTACATCACCAATAATGAGAGAATCTGATATTTCCATATTATTTATATACTACTTTACTAAACCCATTTTCTTTTTTTATTTCAATTTGGCTATCAACCATATCACGCATCTGATCCAAGTGACTGATTACCCAAATAAAATCGAATTGATGTTTCAAGTAATTAAATAAAGCACCCATCTGACCCAAATGATCGCTGTCAGCACATCCGAATCCTTCGTCGATACAAATAATGTTTGGTCTTGGTAGATTACTAATATTAATCAAAGCTACTCTGATTGCAAGTCCACTTACAAATTTTTCCATACCACTTGCCATTTCAAGAGGCCATTGTCTATCATCATAAACGATATTGGTACTAATATTTTTACCATCAGTTTGCAATGATACACTAAATTCTACTAACTGATGAAGAATATTATTAACTTCCTTCTCAATTTCAGGTAGAGTCTTGGTAATAATTTCATATGGAATACCATCACGACTGATAATATTGGTATAGAATTTATAAGCTTCATAAGAATCTTCTAGTTCTTTTACCTTGTAGAACTGGTCGGTTGTATTTTTATATTGTAGTTCTAATCTACCCTTTTCTCCAGATGTAGTAAATAATTTGTTATTTAATGTTTTAATCTGAGATTCATAATTTTTAACCAACAACTTTACTGATTCGATTTCCGTGACCAATTTACTATTGTTTTCAATAATATCTTTATTTTTGTAAAAGGTTTCAATTTTTTGATTGACTTCTTTTAAATTATTTTTCAACATAATCGTCAAATTTTCATCTCTCAATATCGAGGTAGACAATACTTCTTTGCTTTTTTCTAGTTTGATTTTTTCATTATTGAGTTTTTGACATTCTTTATAACGAATATCAATATCTCCAAATGAATCCATTTTTGTCTTAATGTTATTATATTCATCAACTAAAGTTTTACCCTTATTCTTATCAAGTTCAATCTCTTCCTTAGTTTTAATAGCATCTTTTACAAAAACATTGTTTACGCAATAAATACAATTAGGATCGTATTTGTGATCTTCAAGTTTCTTCAATTTATCAATTTTATTTTTTACAATCAACTTGAGTTTATCAATTTCAGCTGACTTTTTAGATTCCGTATCCTTTAAAATTTTATATTGATCATAATCAGATTCTATATTATCGCAACTCTTTAAAGAAGAAGTTAATATTGACAAATTACTTTCAACATCTGATAATTTGTTTTTCTTTTCTGCAATATCTGATTCAGATGTTGAAATCTTATTGTCTAATGCGGACTTTTCTGATTCAAGTTCTACTATATCAAAATCAAATGATGTAGTTTTAATGACATTATTAGATAACTCTAGTAATTTGTTATTAGATTCTTCTCGTTTTTGATCCAAATCCTTAATATTAATATTATATTGTTCAATAAGTTTATTATTTGAATCAATACTTCCAGATATGCTTTGTAGAGACTCTACAAGTTGGTCCTTGCTAATATTTTTTAGAAGTGTATTGGTCTCTTTGAAACGATCATTAGCGATTGTATATAGCTGATCAAAGATAGTCAATCCCATGAATTGGCACAACAAATCTTTACGTTCAGTCTGTCCAAGATCAATAAACGATCCAGCCTTACTATTTTGAATACTTAATACTGTTAGAATAAAATCGTCATATGTGCCAACATAATCACGTATAATATCATTTGTACTACGACGAGCTTCTCCATTTAGAGGCACTTCTGTTCCATTCTCTTTCTTATAAAACTTAACATCGACTTTTATGGTACCTTTTTTATCAGCCTTACCTTCACGTTCAATATAATAATCAACGCCATTTACCTCAAAATTAAATTTACACTTGAAACCCATTTTCTGGGTGTTCAATACATGACTTGCTTTAAATCCCTTACTGAATTTATCAAACACACAAAATGCTAGAGCATCCATGATGCTAGATTTACCACTCGCGTTTGGTGCAAATAACCCAATTGCACCCTTAAGCTTGGTAAAATCAATATAATTGTTTTCACCATAACTAAACATATTATCAAATTCAAAAGTCTTTGGTTTCCATCGAATATTTTTTGGAGTCTTATCCTTTGAAATTTCACCATTAAGAGATTTATTTAGTGATTTTATTTTTTCAATCAAATTCTTATCAATTTTCTTTGCGATAAGATTATCTTCAATAAGTTTGTTTTGATAATCTACATTAAAGATGTTATGAATATCAAATATTTGACCTGACTTTAAGGTCATATCCATTATCTGATCATCTTTTCTAATAAAGGTACTTTCAATGATGTCACACTTTTCCTTCAAGTCATTCATGACCTCTTTAACTTGTGATGGAATCGATTCATAACACAAGGTTCTAATTCTAGCCTTCTTTGGAATATCACTGATATCAGTTACTAACTTACCCTTGTTAATTTCAATGGTATAAAATCCGTAATTGTTTTGTAAATCATAATGTTTAAACACTCTACGTTTCAAATCCCACAATAAAAACCCATGTCCTTTAATGTCTTCACCATGATTCTGTTGAATCATAGATCCAGCATATACTATAAGCGGTTTAATTTCCATTTCATCATACTCTTGTAGAATTTGATGTTTGTGGATATCACCCAACATTGCAATATGATGACCATCAAATAGTTGATTGGTTATAGATCTACTACTAACAGTATACCCAACGTCAGTTATAGCGTTATTTACTGGTCCATGAAACAAAGCTATATGATGATCTGTTTCATTCTTATGTTTTGTTGGAATATTTTGATACTTTATATACTTCTCGACATCATCAAACACACTAAAGTTATTAAATAGAATGTTTTCATAACGATATATGTCTGTGTTTTTTAGATAATATAGATTATCATGATTAAGTGCTTCTACGATTGGAGTCAAACAATCCAAACGTGATTTATTTGCTAATGTAGCATCGTGATTTCCAGCGGTTAAAATCGTTGGAACACGATCTGCGCAGTGCTTTAGAAAGTCACTTCCAATTTTAACACATTCTGGACTCAAATCTGATTTATTATGAAATATATCGCCAGCAATAACCAACACAGGTTTTGCAACACTATTAAGTTTGTCAAGAGATAAATAAAATTTTTCAAAAACAGAAGTATATTCTTCGTGCCGCTTAGTTAAGCGAATATGAATATCTGCAATATGCACTATATTATCTACTTTTTGATCTGTGTTTTTTAATACTATCATAATATATTTTTGATCTTTAAGCTATAAAAGTCACTCTCTGTTAGTTTATCACAGCTATCGATTATTTTCCAAGTTTTTTTATGGCCAATTTCATTTGGATCTTTTTCGTCTAATCTAACCAAATATGTGTTTATATTATTTTGAATTAAAAATTCACATATTCTGAAACTTGAGTTTAAAGCATCATTGTCCAGCAATACATTTACCCTTGGTGGTTTATTAGTAAGTAATTTCATTTTTAACTTATTGGATAAAGTCTTGCCAAACAATGGTACCACGTTGTATTTGACTGCAAACGCATCAAACACACCTTCTACTAAAGTGATTGGTTTACTGAAATCTGTAAACAATTCAAATCCGACAATATCTTTTGTCGATTCACATAATCGATATTTCATCCTTCCATCACAAAAATCTCTACCACAATAAAAATTTAAATTGCCATATGCATCATAAGATGGTACAATAATTCTATTTCTAAATTCACCAGAAGTACAATATCCAATATTGTATCTTACGATTTCATAGATAGATAAACCACGTTTGAAGCAATAAGATAATGCGTGTTTATACTCAATATTATCGCTTGGTTTGTATAAAGGTTTAAACCCATCTGGTAACATTAATTTAATCTCTGACTTTTTGTTGAGGTCAATCTTGATTTTATGTTTACAGAGAAGATCAAAATATTCTTTTGGTGCTCCAATCTTTTTTAGAAGAGTGCCAAAACTCTTACCACTAAAATTACAGACCCAACAGTGATAAAAACCAGTATTGGTATTGATATTTAACTTTCTTTTATAGTGTTTACAATTAGGACAGAAAAATAATACTTCGTTACCACCCTTTTGAATTGATGGTTTATGCTTAAATAACTTTGTAAGTGTATCTATTACCGAAATTTCTATCATAACACGTCATTCGAATGATATGATTTATTTTTCAAACTTCAAGTTTTTTTATATAGAGCGCAAACGATGCTATCATACATGTCACCATTTTTCTCATCCCAGTTGCCCTTTTTATTTAACATTACAAATTTTGTAATATCTGGAATAAGTCGTTCCAATTCCACTTTGACAAAATCTTTAGATTTAACTCCCTTGATTCTACATTTACCAAACAATTGTTTACGCATAGTATTAACAGAAAGAAGATTTACTTTTAACTTGAAGTGTTGTTCAATTATATACGCAAAAACGGCGTTATGTCTAGCTAAAGTTATGATTGTTTGTTGACTGGTGAATCCGCCGGCATATCCACTAAGAGCTGCTTCTAAGTTAATATATTCAACAGATTTTATTAACTTATTCTTCTCTAATACACTTATTACGTGATATGTCTTTTCTTTTGTGGTTTCAAACTTTTTTGTATCAATAAAACCAGCATCAATAATAACGCAATTATCACTAAATGCCCATCCTGTAACGGATGTAGATGAATCTAATCCTAATATAACCATTTACAATACATATCAACGATTTATCTGAGCATTACCATATTTTGTGTTTGTAAAGCCTTTTAAATAAATAGATTGTTGTAATGATTTTTCTCCGCTAGCATCTTTAAATTCTGTCTTACCTTGGGCCATTTTAATTTTAAAACCTTTAGTCGTGGTGTATTTTGTATCAAATGTACTACCTCCCAAAGAAATTTCATTGGATCCATCGGTCTTAACATTTTGCTTTACATTAAACGCACCACCAGCCTTTTGGGTACTATATCTATCAGCCAAGCTAATTTTGTTGGATTCACGATCAATTGTCTTACTATCAGATGATGTTGCCATATGTTATGTCCTTATTATAATAATAAATATTGTTAAGTATCCCATTTAACAGCAATATTAATAGGTAATTGTCCAGAATTTTTAATTGGCTGAGCGAGTTTAGCAATAGCTACTAAATCAGCACCATTATACAAACCTACTTGTGTTATATAAGGAGCCAAATAAGATCCTGTTGGATCTATTGAAGAACTATATGAGAACTCAAAAAATTCTGGTTTAATATAATTCTTATTACCTTTACCAGTATTGGTATCTAAAAACTTAATTAAACCATCGTATGTATTTCTCCTACTAGTTGGATTTATGTAATTCTTGTAATTCTGATAAGTTAGATTATTAATAAAGTATTTCCATATTGCTCTACCATCTTGGAAATCAACTTTACCATCGCCATTAACATCAAAATTCTTAGTTGCCAAAACACACTTCAACGGATATGTTAATCTATTTTCTTGATATTTCGATCCTGGTAATATGCCCGC